ATGGATCGCGCCACCTATGTGCGCATCGAGCAAGGGCAAGCCAGCCCGCTTCTGGACACGCTCATCCTCGTCGCGGACGCGATCGGCGTGCCGCTCGCGCACCTCGTGCGTGACTAGGTCTGGACTAAGCGGAGCGTGCCCCTACGGTTTGGCATGGCCACACCGTACTGCCTAACCGGCATATCCGCGCCAGCTGTTTCAGGCCAGCCGAGCCGGACTCCAGCCACACTCAAGGAGAGCCCCGGCCGGCGGGGCATCGCCGGCCGGGGCGACTCTCACATCATGTGCCCGCAGCTGTTGCACACGAACGGGCCCGCCCCGATGGGGTTGCCGTTCTCGTCGGTCTCGATCGTCTTGTACATGGTGCCGCCGCACTTCGGGCAACCGGTCGTCTGGATCCTCGGGCTCATCGTGATCTCCATCTGGTCGGTGATCTCGCGGTCACGGATGCGCTGTTCCTCGCCGCCCGACCGTCGCCCGGCGATAGCCGCATCGAGCAGAGCCAGCACGGAGGCGGTCTCAGCCTCGCGCGCGGCCACCCGGTCGGCCGACTCGCCAACGTCCCGCCATGCCCCGCATCGGCACCACCATCGGTCGGCAGTGGCCTCGTGCTGGTACATCGGCTGGCCGCAGCGGTGGCACGTCATGCATCCTCCACGTGGCCGCAGTTAGCGCAGACCCACAGGTCGCGCTGCCGCCATGACGTACGGCGGCATCGGCCGCAGCCGCGGGTGTGGATTCCGGCGGGGCCGTACGGCGGCGGGTCCGGGGTGGATGCGGCGTACTCGATGATCTGGGCGCGGACGCGGTCGTCTGCGGTGGCTGCCATTCGGAGCAGGGTTGCCACCCGCGAGCGGGCCTCAAGGGCGAAATCGGTCGTGGTCATCTCGCGCGCAGGCTACGCGGTGGACGGGCGCGCGGGGGTCCGCGTTGCCTCGAATGACACGCACGAGGGATCATGATCACCACCTCAGTGGGTACCGAGGACGATGACGGCCAGCGCGCCGAGCACGATCACGACGTACAGGGCCTGCCGCTGCCACTCGCTCACCGGACGCTGCTGGGCCGCGGCTCGATGGCCGCCCTGAGGTTCCGCAGGATCCGGGCCAGGGCGCGCGCGTGGTTCCAGTTCGCGTGGTCGTCCCGCCCCATGGGGCCGGCGTCGACGAAGTACGCCCACTCGACCAGGGCCGCGCCGGCACGCTCCGTCCGCTGCTCCTGCGGGAGTGCTGCGACCCGGGCGTGCAGGATCTGGCCGTGGGTGATGAGGTCGTCGATGAGGTGGGCGACGGCCTCGGTGTCCGGCCGGTCCGAGTAGGGCACGATCGCCCGCCGGATGAGGTCGTCGATCGCCTGCGTCTCGCCGGGCTCCATAGCGGTGCTCCCTACCGTCGTCAGCGGGTGATGAACATCAGCGTCCCGGTGGCGCCGGATGGCCGCGAGGCAGCTGAGCGGCAGTTGAGCGGCAGTTCGGAGGCACCAGCACCGGAGATTGGACGGAAAGAGCCGCACGACGTGCATTGGCAGGGCAGTTCCTTCTACGGTTTGAGTCAGCCCCACGACAGGAGCGACGCGATGCGAACCCCCGCCAACGAGCGGCTGTTTGCGGCCCGGACCGCGCAGGGATGGTTCTCCCAGGAGAAAGCCGCTGAGGAGATTTCGCGAGCCGGGGCCGCGGCACTCGGCCGCCCCGGGTACGCGATCAGCGTACGAACGTACCGCGCGTGGGAGTCGCGGAACCCCCCGTGGCCGCGCCCCGACCAGGCGACTGCGCTCCGGGCCGCGTTCGGCCGCGGACCTGAAGCGCTCGGATTCCCGGGACTCACCGAGGCCACGTTTGACAGCCTGCCGGGGCCCCGGGAGATGATCCCGGACGTGGATCGACGAAAAGCCCTGGGCGTCGGTGCAGCCGTGATCGGCCTGCCCTGGCTCAATCCCTCATCCGCCCGCGCGCCCGCCGAGCTCCGCATCGGCCGGGACGAGATCGACCTGCTGACCGCGACTGCCGCCGACCTCGACGCCATCGATCAGCGCTTCGGTGGCGACCGGCTCTGGCGCACGGCCAAGATGCACCTGTCATGGGTGCACCACGTGATAGATCACGGTGTGTACACCGAGGACATCGGCCAGGAGCTGCACGGCATCGCCGGCCAGCTCACAACGTCCCTAGGCTGGTTCTGCTACGACGCCGAGCAGCAGACTGAGGCGCGGGTGTACTTCTCCGAGGCCCTTAACACCGCAATGATCTCCGGCGACGACCAGCTGGCGACCAGGACCCTGTCGAACATGGCCCGCCAGTCCGTCGATCTGGGCAAGCCGCGAGAGGCGATCCGTTTTGCCCGCACCGCCGAGCGGCATGCCACCCGGTGGAACGCCCCCGGGCGGGTGAGCGCACTCCTCGCAATCCGGCTGGCCCAGGGCTACGCGCGGCTCGGCGACGAGATGAACGCCTCGCACTCGATCAAGCGGGCGTGGCTGGCCTTCGACCAGGGCGTCACCAACCGCGACCCCGAATGGACCCGGTTCCTCAACGAGGCCGAACTTGTGTGCCTGGAGGGCATGTGCCGAGCCGACCTCGGCCAGCACCGACGGGCCGTACGGCTACTCGACCGGTCCTCCGCCCTCCAGAACATCGAGCACTCCCGCAACCGCGGCATGTGCCTCGCGCGTCTGGCGGACGCGGCTGTACAGGCTCACGAACTCGACCGCACCGCCGAGGCCGCCCGGGAGTCCCTGCGCCTCATCCAGGGCGGCCAGGCCTCCATGCGTAACCGACGGCAGCTCACCCTCGTCCGGGAGCGGCTGCACGGCAACCCGAGCCCGTCAGCGCGGGAGACAGCTGACCTGATCGCCGCGCAGATCGCGTAGCCCGAGCACGGGAGGAATCCCCGCATGACCCACCGCACCGCGCCCCACCGCACCACGCCCCAGCTCACCTTCACCCGTCACGCGCCTGAGGCGGCGCGCGCCCGCATCGACGAACTCCTCGCCCTGTACGCCGACGTCTACAACGTGCCCCCCTACATCGGTGACCCCTTTTTCTCCGTGGCGACGTACGGCGACCGGCTCATGGCCGCGTTCGACATGCTCGGCTTCGAGGTCGTGACCGCCCGCCTCGATGACGGCACCCTCGCGGGCTACGTCCACGGGGTCACCCTGACGCCGGACCGGCCGTGGTGGGCGTCCCTCGCTGGCCAAATTCCGGCAGAGTCTGCCGACGCGGCCGAGGCCGGCGAGGTGTTCTGGCTGCGCGAGTTGATGGTCCTGCCGACGCTCACGGGGCAGGGCATCGGCCGGGCTCTGCATGACGAGATGGTTGTCGGGCGCCGCGAGCCGTGGACGACGCTGACGTGCATCGTCGACAACGAGCCCGCCCGGTCGGCCTACCCCCGATGGGGCTACGACGTCGTCGGACAGATCAAGCACGCCCCCGAGTCCCCGGTCTACGACGCCATGCTCTTGCCGCCGTCGTAACGCACGAAAGCGCCCCCTCCCGCCCGTAGGCGAGAGGGGGCATTCTGCTGCTCAGGAGACGCCGTACCACTGGCTGGCCCAGCCGGTGTTGATGATGCTCGTCGACTGCTGCGTCAGGTCCAGTGTGGCCGGCAGGGAGGTCTGGCCGGTCAGCAGATTCGAGTACCTCAGCCGCGGCGCCGACAGCCCGCAGTTCACGGTGATGCCGGCGCCCGTGGCCTTGAAAGTGAGGACGTTGGTGCCCCACGTGCCGTTGAGGAGCAACGCCACGAAGTGCTCGCCGGGGCTGGCGGTGAACGGGGTTACCAGGTCGACGGACTTGCCGGTCGCGCCGGACATCAGGTTCGAGGAGATGTCGGCGGTGACGCCCTTCAGGGTGCCGGTCGAGTCGTACACGCCGAGGTAGCAGTTCGCGAGCGTCGCGCCGGTGTCGACTCCGGCCAGCCCGAACCAGATCCGCGACCACGTGATGCTCTTGCGGATCTGCATCTTCACCAGCGTGATCCGGCCCGCGACACCTGCATTCGACTGCGCCGTCACGTGCCCCGCGTCGTTCGGGTCCCCCGTCCACGCGAGGAGCCCCTGATCCGAGGGCAGCGGGTACGCCTGCGCCAGGTCGATCCCGGACGCCGACGGCCCCGACCCGGACGTCTTCACCACCCGCAGGAGCGAGCCGGCCTTGAGGGTGACTGGCGTCGCGTTGCTGGTCTGCTGCGCCCAGCGGAGCCGGAGCAGGCCCGCCGTGGACCCGGTGGAGACGATGCCCGTGGGCATGGCCATGATCCCGGCGAGCGTCGCCGAGGAGGCCATCACGCCGATATCCGAGTTCGAGCCGAACTGGCGGGCCGCCATCTTCAGCTGCGCGCTGCCGTCCGGGACCGTCGTGCCCAGCGTGCCCGCCAACGGCGTCCACCCGCCAGTGGCCCCCGACGGCACGGTGAACGTGATGCTCGCGTCGGCCGCCTCGGGTCCGTCGAAGAGGAGGTGCGCGGAGAACTGATAGACCGAGTTGGCCTCCAGCGAGGCGTACAGGTGCCCGTCGTCGGACACCGTCGTCACGGACGTGCGGGTCTCGTCCGCGGACTTGGGGATGGTCTGGGTGAGCGCTGAGAGGGCGGCGACCGCGCTGGCTGCCGCTCCGGCCGCGTCCGCGCCGATCGACGCCGCAGTGAGCTGGTCGGAGCCGCCGGTCGCGTGCGTGCCCGCATGGACGGTCGGCTGCCGGGCGTTCGTGGTCGTCGGGTCGTCGCTCTTGAGGGCGGTCGTCGGCCCGGCCCCGGCCGCGCCGAGCGGCGGCTGAGGACCCGTCGGGCCCGTCGCGCCGGTGGCGCCCGTCGCCCCGGTCGGCCCGGTAGCGCCGGTTGCGCCAGTGGTTCCCTGCGGGCCCTGGGCGCCGGTCGACCCGGTGTCGCCCTTCGCGCCGGTGGCGCCGGCCGGGCCCTGGGGTCCGGCCGGTCCGGTCGCTCCCGTCGGGCCGGTGGGCCCGGTCGATCCGGTGGGGCCGACCGGGCCGGTCGCGCCGGTGGCTCCGCGCACGTAGCCGGGAAGGCCCGGATCCTCGATGACGAGAGCGTTGATGTTGATGGTCGAGCCGTCGCCCGTCGGCAGCTCGAACACCCGGACCCGGACCGGGACCCCGGCCACGGACTCCGTCAGCCGGTAGTACCGGCCGGTGACCGGCTCGATGCCCGGCTCGTCCGTCGGCAGCAGCGACGCCGACCACGTTCCGGAGGTGACGACCACCGGGTGGTCGGGGGCCGCGAGGATCCGCCCGCCCGCCGTGTCGGTCCAGCGCCTGGGGAGCGCGGCCAGGGCGACGGCAACGCCGTCCGCCGCGGCGTCGGTGAACAGGTCGTCGACCGACCCGGTGACGGTACGTCTGGCCACGACGGCCTCCTACTGCGTGTCGGCGCGCTGGGCGCGGATGACCATCCGGGTGCGCTGCACCATCAGGACAGCGATGGCCAGGACCATGACGGTGCGCAGCCCCCGCAGGGCGAGCGCCGGGCAGCCGGTAGGCCACATGATGATCAGGACGGTGTACAGGCACAGCCCGCCGAGCGCCCCCGCGAGCAGCATCAGGTTCCGGCCCACCGCGCTGCGCCACCACGGGGCTCGCAGGTGGTAAACGAGGGCGAAGCTGGCGCAGGCGGCCGCCGCGACGCCGGAGGCGGCCATGTTCACCCACTGGTCCGGGCTCAGCTGCATCATCAGGTGCCCCCTCTCAGGGCCATCGCGATTCGCTCCGCGAAGTGGTTCTCGATCCGGGCCGTCCGCAGCACCCGGGCTGCGTCCTCGACCTCCGGCCGGCGGGCCTCAGCCAGGATCCGGGCCCGCTGCGCCCGGGCGAGCGCGCCGCCCGCGTCGCGCTGCCCGGCCGACGGCCTACCCCTGCCGATCAGACGTCTCAGCCAGGCGAGCACCCGCGTCCACCTCCCCCGGCTTCGGAAGGGCAGTCAGCACGTGGTTGGCGGTCCGGGACAGCTCCAGCAGTTCCGTGACCTGCTCGCGCTCTGCCTGCCGGGCGGCCTCGGACTCGCCGTGCGCGGCCCGCCAGGTGTCCCGCTCCTCCCGCATGTCGAGCAGGGTGGAGCGGGGCACGAGGCGGCCGGTGAGGATGAGGAGCACGACGAGGACGAGGAGCCCGGACACGCCGAGGTCGGCCGGGGTGAATCCGAAGAGCTCGCCCACGGCGCCCCCTTGTTGTATTGGGTCCGGCAAGGTCAGGCGTCCCGGTACTCCACCGCGACCGGCCTGGAGGCGAGCACCTCACCGCGTATGACGCTCTTGCCCTCCAGCGGCAGGCCGGGCACCGGGGCGGTCACCTGGCCGTGCTCGACGAACGCCAGCACGGTGGCGACGAGGGACATCCATCCGGCCTGCTCGGTTGCGGACAGGTCGAGGCCGAATCCGGCGAACAGCGCGAGGCCGGCCTGAGCCAGCTGGAGAATCGCGGCCCCTGCGGCGCCGGTCTTGAGGACGAACGCGGAGACGACCGCGACCGCGAGGGCGAGGAAGGTGTTGATGAGGGCCTGCTGGGTCTCGGTGACGTTCAGGCCGTAGGCGGCACCCAGCTTCATGGAGATGGCGATGAAGGCGAGGATGTAGACGGGTTCGCGTCCGAAGATGCGCATGGGGAGTCCTTCTGCTGGAGGGGGGTCAGACGTTGGGGACCTGGAGCTTTGCCCAGGAGGTCGGGCCGGGGATGCCGTCGGCGTCCGTACCCGAGTAGCCGAGCTTGCGCTGCCACGCCTGGTAGGACGCCTTGTCTCCGGAGCCCCACACGTCCGCGTTGAGGCTGCTCTGGTACCGGCTGCAGCCGACGGCCGTCAGGCGGGCGTGCATGGCCGCGATGATCGGGGAGCGACGGCCGGAGGCGAAGAACGCGGCCCCGGGGAAGGGCTCGTAGGCGGGCTTCGGCTGCTGGGTGCCGGACCCACCGGCGGCGAGCAGGGCGACCGTGTCGATGGCCCCCGGATCCCAGTGATCATTGCCCGGGATCTGGCAGTGTCCGTAGTGGCCGCCCTTCGACGTCCAGGTCGAGGTACTGCGGGACACGTCGTCATTCCCGGCCCGTGCGAGCCGTCCGGACGGCCAGACATCGGGAACGCCCCACGAGCGGATGGCCCGGAGCAGGGCGGCGAAGTTCGGGCCGGGCTTCCAGTAGCCGGTGAACGGGGTGCCCGCGCGGGCGAGCACCTCGATCTGGATGCACACCCTCCCGGTGCGGTTGGTGCGCAGGGAGCCCGCGTTGCGGAGCGCCCGGGCGGACTGGTTGAGGGGCCCGAACTGGCCGAGGGCATCGGTGGTCGGGTCGTAGAGGATGTGCGGCTCGTCGGAGTCATCGATGAGCCCGCTCGCGACCGCGCGGAACGCGGCCGGCCCGGCACCGGATTCGGTGCTGTGCCAGACGGAGCGGGGTTCAGCGTCCGGGGTGTCCATGGCGCCGCCGATGACGCCGTCGCCGAGTCGTGTCGCTTCGGAAATCCAGATCTCGCCCATGGGGCGATCACCTCCAGGGCATGAAGAACGCCCCAGCCAGCTGGACGGGGCGTGAAGTTCGGGGCTGGGCTACCAGCCGGGCGGCAGCGGCCGGGCCTGCTGCTCCTCGGCGGGTTCGAAGGGGAACTCGGGCTCGGCCGGCGGGGGGCAGCCGCAGGTGCCGCCCTTCCGCGGGCCCGTGCAAGCCGCCTCGTGCACGTACGCGGCTGCATCCGGCGACAGGGCGTGGTCGACGCACGCGTACACCGCGACCGTCGCGTCCGTCCCAGGAGCCGGAGTGTCCTCGTCGAGGACTGTCCCGCGGGCCTGCGCGGCCGCGCGCCGTGCCTCCTCGGCCCGCACGATCCGCTCCAGCTCGGCGGTGTCCGGCCGGCGCCGCCACTGCACCACGGCCGACGCGCCGCACGCGCAGGCGCTCATGCCCGGATCCAGTCGACGTACATCATGGACGCGGCCTCCCCAGAGAACGACGTGGACAAGGCACCGCCCGAGTTCTGGCCGCCAGCGACTTCCACGTAGTCGGACACATTCAGGAACAGGACGTGGCTGACCTCGGAGATGCCGTTCAGGGTGCCCGCGCCCGCGAGGTTCGCGGCGCCCTGGATGAAGCTGCCGTTTTTGTGGATGCGGCAGCCGCGGCTGCCCGTGCCGTTGGTGGCGAACGCCGCGCGGCCGGTGATCCGGTACCAGCCCGCGTACTGGCAGGTGTACCGCGAGGTGTTGGAGCTGGTGGAGTGCCCGTTGTTCGGGTCGGTGATCTCCGTGTCGAACGTGATCACCCCCCACGCGCCGTTCGCGACGGACTGGGTGATCGTCTGCTGGAGAATCGCGATCGGTTTCGCGTCGATCAGCTGGAGGGTGGCGGCGTAGATCGTGCCCCCGGCCGGGATCGGCATCGGGCCTCCTCTCTACAGGGCGGCGACGGCGGGCTGGGCGAGCGTCACCGCGTCGCCCGCGGTGTGCGCGCCCGCGAAACCGTTCACGCCGCGGGTGACGGTCATGGTCTGGGGGCTGCTGGAGCCCGTGACGGCGGTGACGTTCATGACCTCGCCGCCGATCGTGATGGGGATCGGCCAGTCCCCGGAGCTGGTGGACCACAGGGGCCCGAACGGGGTGGCGACGGACAGGCTCGTCGCCGAGGCCGAGACGGAGGAGACCAGCGACGAGCCGTTCGGCGCGGCCCGCGCGAGGTCGGCGATGGCCACCACCCACGGGCTCGCCGGGCTGCACACGAGCGACAGCTCCCAGCTCTCCGAGCCGACGTGCTCGGAGATCCCCTCGACGAGGAGGTCCAGCGGGCCAGGCGGCAGGTGGGCGGGCAGGCCTGTGACGCGGATGACGGAGCCGACGTCGAGGCGGGTCACCGCGTCGATGTACTGCGGGTATTTGTGCAGGTAGATCCGTACCTCGGGGTAGCGGGCCTCGTCGACGGTGCCCAGGTGCACGAGCCACTGTGCGAACGGCTGGCACTGCGAGTCGTCGGCCAGGTTGAGCGTGGCCTCGTCGTCGTAGATACCGATGCCGGTGGGCCAGTCGAAGACGGACAGGGAGCCGCTGAACTGCTGCCAGCGGGCGTAGCCGCCGTTCTGCCGGCGGACGGTGCGGTCGTTGCGGATCCGGGCGTCGTCGTCTCGCGGCGGCCCGAACTCGGCGAGGTGTCCGTACGGGATCGTGAGGATGGGGTTCTGGGAGTACAGGGTGGTGCGGGCCCGGTAGATGAGACCGAGCCGGTCGCGGTCCTCCAGGAGGATCCCGCCGTCGGCGGCCTCGCTCTCGGCGAGGACATCCAAGAGTTTCCCTGAGCCCTGCCAGCCCATGGCCTGCTGCGCGGTAGTGACGCCCCACACGTCGACGGGTATGGATTCCTCGTCGGCGAGGCGGGCAACACGCGCGCCGGCGAGTTCGCCGCGCCAGGCTCTGTCGTACGGCTCGTAGTCGGCGGCAGAGGATGGGAAAACAGTCAAGTGGCCGAAGGCGACCTTGCCGTCGAGGGCGGCCGTGTAGTCGGTGGCGATGCCGGTGACCCGGCCCATGGTGGTGTTCGTGAGGAGGTTGCCGCCGAGGTTGCCGACAACGTAGAGGTCGGGCCCGGTGGGGACTACCTGAATGGTCATGCGGCGCCAGGTGCCGTCGAACACGCCGGCCATGCTTGTGCTCACGACGAGGGTGGTCGCGCCCACACCGTCCTCGACGGACAGGTAGGCGGTGTTGTTGCCGAAGTAGATCGTCCAGATTGTCCACGGGCTGCCGGTCGTCGTCCACCGCAGGATCGGGCCCGACGAACTCGGCACCGTCGTGACCCGGTACACGAATGCCACGGTCCACGACACCGGGGAGTGCGTCGGCACAAGCCCGGTCATCGATGCGCCCGCCGCGACCGTCGGAAGGGGGCCCGAGCCCGGGTTCGTCGCGTCAGCGCCCATCCTCATGCTGGTCAGCGCCAGCGGCGACACCCCAGGGACCGGGCTGTAGGCGAGCGTTGCGTCCGCGCCGTCCTCCAACGGCCAGTACGCCACCGGGTTCAGGCTCGGCATGCCGCGCGTCAGCGTCGACCGCAGCGGTTTGCGGCCCTGGTTGAGCCGGTGCATGATCCCGGACGCCGTCAGCGGTGCCCGGACGTCGTTGCCGGAGATGTGCCAGCGGGGCGCCCACTCGGACACCTCGGCCACGGTCCGGGTGCGGCGCGAGGTGATGGCCGCCGCATCCTGCACGACCCACGTCCGCCCCGCGGAGTCCACGAAGTTCCCGGTGCCGCTGGCCAGGCCGTTGAAATTCGGGTTCGCGACGATCGTTCCGTTGATGCCGTTGCGGACCTGCACCGCGTGGATGAGCCGGCCGACGGCCTGCGTGGCGAGGTCGGGCATATCACCCACCCGGAGCGACGAAGACCCGGCCCAGATGGAGGTGGTGGAGGCCTGTACGACGGGGCTGCCGAGCGGCGTCCACGTGCCGGAGACGGACGAGGACGTGTAGAAGGCGATCGTGCGGCCGCCCGCGCCGTTGTCGACGTCGAGGGTCACGCGGATCGCTGCCCGCTCCCCGGGGGCCAGCGTCAGTGCGACGGTGCTGGTGGCCGAGCGGGCGGCGGTGCCGTCGGGTGACCAGGCCAGCGTGATCGTCCCGTCCGCGTTGATGGCCACGTGCCAGCTGGCGTCTCCGTAGTTGTAGCGCCCACACACCTCGAATGGTCCGTTGGGACGGATGCCGGTCCAGGCGACGGGGGTGAGATCGGCGCGGACGTCCAGGTCGGTCACCGCGAACGCCGCGTTGTAGCCGGAGTAGGCATAGCCGGCGTCCCCGGGGGCGATGGACAGCGCGACGGCCGCGCCGTCCACCGAGTACCGCAGGGGGACGTTGCGGCCGAGCAGCCCGTAGTACGGCGACCTGGGGTTCCGGGAGTTGTAGCGGCCGGTCGGGTCGTTGAGCGTGAGGGTGGTCTGGGAGGCATCGACGCGGGCGCCCTCCGAGCCGCGCCCGCGCCGGTGCCGGATCCCGTCCTCCATGCGGACGGGGGCGGTGACGTCCGTCCACACGCCCCCGATCTGTAGCTCCGCCCTCGGGCTGTGCACTCCCACAGGGGCCTCCTCTCTGGTCTACACGAGCTGGCCCAGGACGGTTTGGACGTTGCCGCCGTCCGAGGCGACGATCCGCCTGATCAGCTGTTTCATGTCCTGCGGGCCCGCCAGCTCGACGACGACCCGGGTTTGCGGGCCGCCCGCGGTCCCGCCCTGCGCGGCCATCGCGCCGGTGGGCGCGAGGGTCATGCCGGGCAGGCTGCCGGTCAGGCCGTTCAGCTGGTCCTCAAGGCCGGGCGTGGCGAGGCTGATGCCGCGTCGGAAGCCGTCGATCACGGACCGGCCGGCGGGGGTGAGCAGGCGGGCGTCCAGGCTCTCCGGGCCCTTCCAAGACGGGATCATGGAGGTGATCCAGCCGAGGTGATCTTTCAGGCTCGGGACCATCGCCCTCAATCCGTTGATGAAGCCGGCCATGGCCTGGGCCCCGGCGTCCCAGAGCGCGGAGCCGATGTCGCCGAGCGCCCTGCGTGCCAGCTCGGGCAGCTCGGTGAAACGCTTGATCGCGTCCTGCATGAACCCGCGCAGGGCCGTCTTTGCGTACTCTGCGGCGCCGGAGAAATCGCCCTTGAGGAGGGCCCCCAGGCTCCTGACCAGGGGGATTGCTGTGTCCTGGATGGATCGTGCCAGGTCGCCGATCAGGTAGGAGGCGATCTTGACGAACAGTTCCAGGACGGGCTTCAGGACCGGCATCAGGTCACGGAGCAGCGTGGTGGACAGCTCCGCCCACATCTCGATCAGCGGTGCCAGAGCCACCATCAGCTGGCCCAGCGACTGCCCCAGCATGATCAGGCTCGGTGCGAGCTCGACGAGGAGATCACCAAGTACACCCAGCCACATAGCCAGTTGGTCGCCGATCATCTTCGCCAGCGGCCCGATGATGCCCGGCAGCGCAGCCAGGATCGGCTGGAGCGTCGCGGCGAGCGTGTCGGCCACCTGCTTGATGACCGGCGCCAGAGCATCGAAGACGACCACCAGGGCGTCAAGGAACGGCGTCAGCGCCGGCAGCAGTGCCGCGATGAGGTTCCCGAACACGGGAAGCAGCGGCGCCACAGCCGTGATCAGCGACCCGAAAGCCGTCGCTGCCGACTTCAGCACTGGCCCCAGGGCCCTAATGACCGGCTGGAGTGCAGCACCAAGCGCCCGGATCAGGATCTGTACGGGCGGGCCGAGCGCGGTGAAAACGGGAGCGATGGCCTGGAGCGCGTCCGCGAGGAGCGGGCCGACCGTTTTGCCGAGAACGGACATCGTCTCGTAGATCGACCTCAGTCCGGCCTGTACCGCAGGGGTCGCGAAGGCGTCCGCCATCGACTGGGTGATGTCTTTCAGGAGCCCGATGAAGCCCCCGCCGGACGTCTCCATCGGCCCGAGGATGTTCGCGAAGATGCTGCCGACGTTCGCGAAGACGTCGAACAGTTGGCCGATCAGGCCGATGGCCTGGTCGATGGCCGTCTGCATCCGACCGGACTCGAACGCTGACGCCATCCGTGCGGACAGGCCATCCAGGCCCTTGGCCGCAGCGGCGGTGAGCCGCTCGAACGCGGGCCCCGCCGCCGCAGCGACCTGCCCCAGCCCGGTCACGACCTGCCCCGGCGCCCGCGACAGATTCCGCAGCCCGGCCGACGCCGAGGCCATCGCGCGGCCCAGCGTCCCCGAGTCGGCCAGCTCCCGCGCGGCATCCAGCACACCGCGACCCATGAGGTTCAGGGCGCCGGCCGAGTCGACCAGCCCCCGGCGCAGGACCGGCAGGACACTGCCCGCGGTGCGGGTCATCTCCCCGGCCAGGCCCCGCATCAGGGTCTGCTGCACGTCGAGGCGCAGCGCTTCCCACGCCGGTTTCAGCGCCACCAGGGCGTTGACGAACTCGCGGGCCGCGGGCGCCAGTTTGGCCATGGCCTCCGCGAACGGATCCGCCCCGCCGCCGGACGCGCCCGCGTCGGCGAGGGCCTGCTGTGCGCGGCGGACCTGCTCGATCCCGTCAGCCGCGGTGCGGGCGGCATCTTGGCGGGCCTCGGCCAGGTCGCGTTCCCGGTCTGCGACGGTCCGCTGGGTGTCCGCGATCCGCTCCTGGGCCTGCCGGACCGCGTTGGAGCCCTCCACCCCAGCCGCGTTGGCCTTCGCCGTCTCGGTGCGGAGCCGAGCGGTCTCGGTCGTCTGCTCTTTCAGGCGCTGCACCGCGCGGTCGTAGGCCAGCTCCGCGCGGGCGATCTCGCGCGGGTCCCCCTGCCCACGAGCCTTGGACAGCTCCAGCTCGGCATCCGCGACGTCCATCACCGCGTCCCGCTGCGACAGTTCGGCGTCCGCGAGCCGGTTGTTGATGTCCTCCAGGTCCCGGGCGCCCTGCTCCCGGGCATCGTTCAGGGCCAGCTGCGCCGCGCGGGACTCGCGCTGAGCGTCGGCCAGCCCACGTTCAGCGCTCGCGACCTGCTTGGCGGCCTGCTCGTTGGCGCGGGCCGCCGACTTCACCGCATCCGACAGGGACTGCTGCGCCGAAGCGGCCGCCCGCGCGCTGGACGCCGCGGCGCCGGCCGACTTCCCGGCCGCGCCGACCGCCTCGGCAATCCCCGACGTACCGATCTTGAACGCGCCCACGGCCTGCGCCACCGCGAAGATCGCGGACGCTCCAACCCCGGCCGCCGGAGCGATGTTCTGCAACGTCGCCACGAGCCCGGCGGCCACCGGCACGGCGGAGCCCAGGGCGCCGGCGATGAGGCCCCCCTTTGCGGCCACGCTGCCCAGGACCCCAGCTATCGAGCCCAGCCGCCCGAGCGTGGCGGTGAACCGGCGGCCCTCGCGGTCGCCGCCGCTGAGCCCGAGCGCCGCCCGCTCGCCGGAGGACAGGAACCGGCCGTCGAGCCCGCGCAGGCGCCCGGACGCGTCCGTCGTGTACCGGGCGACGGAGTCCTGGGCGTCGCGTACCGCGCGCTGTACCCGGCTGGTGTCCCCGTCGATGTCGAGGCGGATCGGCCGCCCCAGCGACGCGAAGCGGCCGTCGAGGGTGCGCAGCGACCCGTCCGTGGACTGCACAAAGCCATGCACCCGCAGCTCAGCGGCCCGCAGGTCACCCAGGGCGCTGAACTGGCCGTTGAGCGCCCGAAGGCGCCCGTCTGTGCTCCGTTGGAAGCCGCGCATCTCCAGCTCGGCGGCCGACAGCCCACGCGCGAACCCGCTGTCGTCGGCGTCGATCCGGGCGACGAGTTCGCCGATGGTCAGCGCCATGCGCGGCCTCCCCTGTCAGGTTGCGAGAGAGGCCAGCGCGGCCCTGATCTGGTCGGGATCGTCGACGATCGTGATTTCGTCACCGGCCACGCGCCGCCACATGGCGTCCGCGGACAGGCCGGCGAGCAGGACGTAGAAGCGGCGCCGGGTCAGCTGCGCGATGTCCTGCGGGCCGAGCCGGTACTCCCGCTGGAAATCTGCTTCGAGCGCCCACCAGTAGCGGCGGATCGCGCGCGTCGTGCGGTCCGGTTCGGCGGGGCTTTTCCCTCCGCGACGGCTTCCTGGGTGATCTTGTAGGCCTCTTCGAAGGAGGTCTCGGCGCCGCGGGCGTTGGCCATGCCCCAGGTGAGGACGACCCGGAACTCGACGAGGCCCATTCCGTTCGAGCGCCACTGATCGAGGCAGTCCTGACCGAAGATCATGCCGACCAGTTCGGCGATGTCGTCGAGGTTGGTCGAGTCGTGCAGCTCCTCGATGCGCTGCTCGACGAGCATCGGCATGTCGGTCGGGATGGCCACCTCGACGCCTCGGATCGTGGTCGTCTGCGGGCGGGACACGGACGCCCAGAAGTCGTCCCAGGACTGCGTGTCGCTGGTCTTGCGGGCGGTCACGGCTTGGCCGCCGTGGTGGACGGGCCGGACCGGGTGAACGTGGCCGACCAGCTGACCTCGTCGTTGTTGCCGCCGCCCTGGTCGCCGAGCGACACCCGCGTCTGAGCCCACACGGTCCAGGTCGTGTCCGTGGTGTGCGCGTACCGGAACCCGGTCAGGGAGTTCGGGCCGAGGCGGTCGTTCATCGCCTCGACGATGGCTTGGCCCGGGTCGAGCGCGCCCGTTGCGGAATCCCGCAGGCGGAACCCCTCCAGCTGGAGGGACTTGCCGATCTGCATTTTCATCGACTCGGCCTGACCGGCGGACCCGAACGTGGTCGTGTCCGTGGTCTCCTCGTCCTCGCTCTTCGTGAACGTGTTGATCGCGAGCGTCGAGATCGCGACCCAGGTGCCGGGCGAGGCGTAGTTCTCGATCTGGAACACGACGTCGCGCGCGTTGTACTTCGTGGCGGGCATGGTGATCTCCTCAGGGCATGGCGAGAAGCCCGTCGGCAACGCCGTGCGGGCTGAGGGGGAGGGGGTGGATCAGACGCGGTGCGCGGTCACCGACCGGACCTGCATCAGCGCGTTGAAAAGATGCTCGTGGCGGCGGTTGTCGTCCACGCCGATCCCGGCCACGTTCCGGGCAACCGACAACAGCAGCTCGGTGCCGTCCGGCAGAACGACCGGCCCCAGACCATGCAGCTCGGAACGGATGGCGTGCGCCCGCGCGCGGGAGACCCGCGGGTCGGTGGTGCCGCGGACGCGGACCTGCACGGCCACGGTGTCGTAGCCGATCCGGGAGTCCTGCACGCTGCCGTCGTCGTAGACGCCGAGGACGACGCACACGTCCGGGGTGCTGGGCAGGGACTCGATGAAGACGTTCCCGCTGCGGCCGGCTGGGTCGTACGAGACGAGGCCGCGGGCGGCGAGGTGGCGGGCGAGGCCGTCGAGGAGGTCAGCCACGCAGCCACCTCCGCAGTGACACCTGCATCAGTCGGAGCAGCACCTCGCGGTCCCGGTTGAGCGGGAGTTCCAGGTACTTCGGAGACCGGCCGGGCAGGTGTTTCCAGGTCAGCTCTTCGTGCTGGCGTTTCGCGTACACGGTGTCGTAGGTGACGGCCCCGTCGAGGCCGTCGCGGACGACGCGCCCGGACCGCTCCAGCGTGCCCTCCCGCAGCGGCACGAGTTTCCGGGACTCGGTGAGGAGGTGTTCCAGGGCCCGCTGGAGCCCCTCTTCCGCGCCGCGACGGCCGCGCCGGGTGGCGCCGAGCCGACCGCCCTCCCACCGGAGTTCGGTGTGCTGCCTGCTCACGTGAGGGTTACCTCTCGATGATCTGGTGTGGGAAGTCCGCCGCCGTCGTGCAGCGTGGAGGTGATGACGGAGGCCGCACGGCCGGACGGGGTGGTCACGCGGGACTCGGGCGGGCAAGCCTGAGTGGGGAGGAGGTAGACGGTGGTGGATGCGACGACCTCCTCGCCGCGCTGGTCCCGAACCGTGCGGATCTTCTCCTCCACGAAAGCCCTCGCGACGACGCTGGCCCCGTACTGGGGGCCATAGGCCGAGTCCCCCAGGTACGGCTCGATCGTCACCCAGTGCCGCAGCAGGAACTCGGGGATCACACCCATGCGCTCACCGCCCCCAGCCGGAAGCCGGCCGCAGCCAGGTCGGGTGAGCGCATGGCGTCCCACACGGCGGGAGCGACCTGCCGGGCCGGGGAAGCGTCGCCGGACACGGAAGTCACCGACCGGCCGAGCTGGACCGAGCCGATCGACACGTTGCCCCAGCCGGCGGCAGCCGCGCCCGTGGTGTCGCCGATCTGCACACCCCACTGAGCCTGCGCGCATGTGGCCCGCGCGAAGGCGGCCGCGACGGTCGCGTTCGTGGGGAGCCCAGTGCCGGTGGCCGCGACGTCGTACGAGCAGTAGGCGAAGACCTGCGCGTCGAGGAACTCCGAGGCCCGCGTGAGCCGGTGGTCGATGTCCGGTGGCGGCGCGGCTCCGGTGTAGTTCTCGTACTGCTCCGCGGTGGCGTAGATGCGGGCCATGGCCGCTACCTCCTACGCGGAGCAGCCGACGATGACCACGTCGTACGTCACCGACGTGGACCCCGCCGAGTTGGCGATTTTGAGGATGTCTCCGGTCGCGGCGGTGACCGGCCAGCCCACCGCGTCACCACTCCCGGCGAAGAACCCGCAGGCCGCGCCCGGCTTGAGGGTCACGGTGCCGGTCGCGGTGAACAGCGTCGCCCACGGGTTGGTGCCCGCGCCGACGATCACGTTGTTGGTGTTCGCCGCGGCCGCGACCACGAACAGGCCCTTGATCCGGGCGAAGGTGATCGTGGCCCCGTAGACGTCGACGAGGGATCCGGCAAGGTCGAGATCCTCGGTGGCGGAGGCGGCCAGGGTTCGCTGGTCGTGGAACGCCTTGTCCGCCTGGCCGGCGCCGGTGCCGGATTCCAGGTGCGTGGCCCAGATTCGGGCGAGGGGGTCGGTGGTGACCGTGAAGTCCTGGGCCCTGGTCTGGGCCACGCTGGCGGTCATGGAGAAGTCGCTGATCACGGGCATGGCGCCCCTACTTTCGTCGTCGGGCCGGTGTGGCCGGAGGGGTGTCCTCGGCGGGCTCGCCCTCGACCGGCTCCTCGGCCGCAGGCGGGTTGTCCGCGGGCTCGGGGGCCGGTTCGGGTTCGGGGTCGGGCAGGTCGAGGACCTCGACGTGGTAGCCGGGCTCGGCCCGGAACCAGGCCAGGGCGGGCCCGTACCGGGTCGCGTCCTCGACGAGGCCCTGTCCGTTGGCGAACGCGACGCCCATCACGCCGCCGGTCACCGGCCCGGGCGCGCTGACGCGGTACCGGACCGGCGGCGCCGGCGGCGGGGCGGCTTCCTGCTCCTCGGCGGGAGACATGCCGCTGTCCATCAGGTCGCCAGGACGAGCGGCACCTGACGCTTGAACGCCGGGGTCGCGATCGTCGCCGGGGCCGTGGTGGTCAGCGACGAGCCGGACGTCTGCGACAGGTTGCCCTCGCCGGTCAGGACCGGCTTCGCGCCGGCGGTCCCGACGAGGGTAGGCGGGGTGGACGCGGTCACCATGATCGCGGCGTAGTACATGCCGGACTTGGTGATCTTCTGGGCGCTGCCCAGCGCCAGCGTCTTCGCCGTGTCGGCGGCCCACGCGGTGGACGTCTGGTCGGCGGTCTGCGCGAGCAGCGCGCCGGCGCCGGAGTACAGCGCGAACCAGTACGCGGTCGGGCTGCTGGCCGCGGTGCCGCCGGAGATGAACGTGAGCGAGGTGATCAGGTCGCCCTCGTTGAGGTAGACCGGCACCGAAGTCATGACGCCTGTGGCGAGCGCGGTGACGTCGTCGAGGCCGACGCGGGGCAGGTTGGCCCGGTGGAACACCGCGCCGGGGTCGGGTCGGCCGGCGACGTTGAGCCAGCTGAGGTCGTCGCGGACGTTGCCGCGGTATGCGCCGAGTACGGTGCTCACTTCCCGGCCTCCTTCGTGTCGTCGGCCGGGGCCGGGGTGTTGTCGTCGGCGGGCGTGGGCTGCTTGGCCGCGAGGACGGCCTCACGGTGCCTGGTGATGCTCGCGCGGTTCTTGCCGGCGGCCTCCGCATCGAGGGTCCGCTCCGCGACCTCGGCGGACGCGCCGTCGAGGAAGGAGAGCACCTCAGCTGTGGTGTGCTCGCTGGGGTCGAACGGGCCCTCGGCGAGGGCGCCGGTCTGCGCGATCTGGCCGCCCGCGACCGGCTGAGGAGCCGAGTCGGCCGGAGGGGCGACGACGACCGGGGCGTCGCCGTTCTCGACCTCGCGGATGCCATAGGCGCTGCGCTGGAAGTAGGCCAGCGCAGCGCGGCCGTCGTCCGAGCCGTCGCTGACGTAGCCGGTGCCGTTGCGGAAGGGCACGCCCGCCACGTCGCCGGTGAACGTGCGGACCGGGGAGCTGATCTCGTACTGCTTCATGATCAGGCCACCTTCACGTTGCGCAGCACGCCGCAGCTCTTGGTGTTGCGGAGAACCGCGCCGACCGGACCCATCTCGACTTCACCGGACTTGACGGCGCCGGCCTGGGAGAAGTCCGGCAGCCACGTCTGCACCAGGGGCTTCCCGGCGACCGACGCGCCGTGGAAGGCGTCGAGCCCCAGGGAGACGGCGTAGATGTCGGTGAGGCCGGTGATCGTGCCGCCCGCGCCGCCGCCGTCGGTGTCCGCCGACCGGATCGGGATGATCGGCGCGGAGCCGTCCGCCCGGTCGCCGAGGTCGACGAGGACCCAGTCGCCGTACCGCTCGACGTTGCGGCCGAGGTCGTCGCGGGTCGCGGTGAACTGCGACGCCCGGCGAGCCAGGGACTTGATCCTGGCGATGCTCTTCGTGTTGCCGAGGATCGCCTTGACGCCCGCGGGTACAGAGCCGGTGGCGTTGGTGTCGCCGGAGCCAGTCTGGGAGCCGATGATCCGGGCGAGGAAGTCGTCGAACGCGTCGAACGCACTCATCGCGAGATCCTCGCTCGTGACGCCCGCCGGCGACCAGTTCAGGTAGCCCGTTCCGATGCCCTCGTTCAGGGGCAGGTACTCCGTGGACTGGCCGGTGAGGCTCTTGTCGAGCCCGTCGAACCCCGCGTCGTCGACGGCGACGTCGCCGAGGATCAGCTCCTGCTGGAAGCGGGTGCGCACAGAGGTGAGCTTCTGCGACATCTGGAACATGATCTCGTTCGTCGCGGCCTGACCGAGGTTGGCGAGCGTCCGGTCGACCGAGAACGCGCCGCCGAGCGGGTGCAGCGCAACCGTCTTCTGCTCGCGGGTCGCCTGCTGGGCGGGGTACTCCTCGTTCACCCGGCGGAACTGGGCCGAGCTGGGCGCGAGGAGCCGGGTGTAGCCGTAGACGAGGGAGCCCCCGCCCGTGCCCGGGGTCACGGTGTCGTCCCAGACCATGTGGTCCATCAGCCAGCTGTTGCGGCGGAGGTTGTCGATGACGGCGTAGTCGACGAGCGGCGCGCTGTTGAGCTGCGCCTGGGCGAGGGTCACGGGCATGGGTTACTCCTGGTCAGGTCTGGTAGTTGAGGCGGATCGCCTCGGACAGGGAGCCGGAGCGTTTCCGGGCGGCGCCCTCGCGGGTGCCGCCGGAGAGGTCGCCGCCGGACGCGGTGGCTGCCGGGGCCGCGGCGAAGGCGGGGTTGGCCTTGATGGCGGCCTTGATGGCGTCGTCGAGGGCGGTGGTGAACCCCTTCTCTGCGGGGTCCAGGTCGCTGATCACGCGCACGAAAGCGCGGGAGTCGAGAAGCGCGGCGGCCTTCGCGGACTGCCTGTCCGCCCGCGCCCATACGGCGAGTTCGACGTCCTTGGCCCGCAGGGAGGCCTCCCGCTCGGTGAGCGCGGCCTCCTTCTGCGCGATCGCGTCGGCCAGCGCCTTCGGGTCGGCCGGGGCATCGTCTTTGACGAGCCCGAGGGCCTTGCCGAGCTTCGCGGTGAGGTCGGCGACCGCCGCGTCCGCCGCTGCCTGCTTGGCGGCCGTACGGTCCTTGCCGGCCTCCTTGCGCGCGTCGGCGAGCTCCCTCTCCAGCCGCTTCACGGTGGCCGGCAGGTCGCTGGTGTCATCGGTTCCCTGATCGGCGCCCGGGGCGGCGGGCGCCGGAGCGCTGCCGGCGGCGGCCGGCGCGGTGGGAGCCGGGGGTTCACCGGCGGCGCCGGATCCGGAGCCGTCGCCATCCCCTCCGTCCGCGTACAGGGCGGGGGAGAAAGGGCCGTGGCCGTAGGGGTGGGCCCAGCCGGTGGCGCGGGGCCGACGGCGGGGGAGGAAGCGCTGGTTCATGGTGCCCTCCAGGGCATGGGGCGTCCGCGCCTGGCGGACGTCGGGGGACTACGGAACGGCCCGCGCCTGGCGGGCCTGTGGTTCCCGGCCCGCTCCAGGCGGGCCGAAGTCTGGGTGTGGCGGCCGCGTCCAGGCGGAGAGCACACTGGGCGCCATGGAAACGGTGACGCGGACGTACGAAGGGCCGGCCACGATCGGCGGCCTGAGCCTGCCGGAGGTGCTGATCCAGGAGGGGGTGAACGAGTCCGATCAGTCGTGGGACTTCAGCGCGCCGTCGGTTCAGACGCGCTGGTGGGCGGGTGAGGCGTGTGGAGATGACCCTGCTGTCCTTCGTGCCGTGTGGGGGCTCCCTGATGGCCCGGTCGAAGTCGTGCTGTCAGTAGGGCGAGCGGCGGCGGCATTCCTGACGATCGAGGTCACTCAGCACGCCGACCAGATTGACCCCGAGTGGCAGATCGTCTTGCAAGGAACAGGGCCGTCGCCGCTGAGTTAGCGGGCGCGGCCGATCTGCTCGCGCGCGGGCTGGCGGACGATGTGCTCGTGCGCGGCCACGTGCTCGCGCGCAGCCGCCTGCCAGGCGCGGACCTTCGCGCGGGCCTTCGCCCGGGCGGCCTCGTCCAAGCCTGCGGCCTCGGCGCGTTTCCAGCGGCGGATGTGCCGCTCGATCGCCCGCTGCCGCTGCGTATCGGCGTACGTCGTGCCGGGCGTCGCGTGGTGCGGCGGCCGGGTCGTCACCCCGGGCAGGTACAGGCTGAGGCTGTGGCGGCAGTTGGGGTGGAACAGGCCTGCCGCGCGGGCCTCGGGCAGGCTGCCCGCGAGGTGCAGCGCGACCGTGGTAGGCGGCCGGAACGCGGCCCGCAGCCCGGACGGCTGCACCGCGTGCTCCACCCGGACCGTACGCGGGCCCGACGGGCCGGTCAGGGCGAGGACTTCCCCCTCCCACGGCGCGCACAGCGGGCACTCCAGCGGGGCGTCCGACACGATCACGAGACCCTGGCCGACCTCGGCCATCGCGTCGATGTGCCCGTCGATCGCCGCCCGGGCCGTCACGGAGCGCACGGCCATCTCGGCGTAGGTCGCCAACTCCCACGCGCCCCCGCGGGAGTCGACGAACCCGGTGACCCCCCGGACGGCGAACTCGTTCAGGGCTCGCTGACTGGCCTCTCGGCGGGTCATGCCCGTCAGAAGCTGGGTGCCCGATGCGCGGGTGATGACGTTCCGGTAGGTGTCCGTGATGGTGCGGGTGATCCGCTGGTACAGCGGCCGGGTGTCGGCGGCGTATGAGGCGGCGAGCCGGTCGACGGCCGGCGCCCCGGGCAGGACCCTGCGCGCGTTCAGCTCCCGGCCGATGTCCAGCGCCCCCAGCTCGGCCACGGCCGCCTGCCTGCCGCGGCCGTACGCGGTGGCCAGGGCCTCAGCGACCGCGCCGTTGGCGTCGTTCTGGAGGGCGGTGGTGACGGTCTCGACGGCCTCGCGGAGATCGCCGAGCGCGCGAAGTTTCAGTTCGGCCCAGCGGGGGCTGTCGATGCCCTCGGCGAGGGCGTCGCGGAGGAGGCCGATCAGGGCCAGCTCGGCGTCCTCGTACAGCATGGTGACGGCCGCGGCGAGATCCTCGGCCAGGGCGGGGGAGACGGGCATCGGACCGCCTCCCCACGGCTACGGAGCGGGCGGCCCGCCGAAGCCGGGCGCGCCGGGGCCTTCAGCGCCGACGGCCGTCGGGTCGGCGACATCCCGGCCTGACTCGCGCATGATCCGGCGGGTCTCTTCGGCCTGCCAGTCCGCATCCCTGTCCGGGTTGACCAGCGCGACGAGGGTCTCCGTGGACATGGCCTCGGCCTGCCGGTACAGGGCCGCCGACTCGGCCAGCACCTTCACATCGTCCTGGATGGAGTCCTGGAACAGCACCTGCGGCCGCTCGACGGGCGCGGAGTCCAGCCCCGGGAACAGGTCGGACGCCTCCATGATGAGGAGCGTCTCCACGATCTCGGAGGTGCCGACCGAGTCGAGGTCGCACTTGCGGCCGCGGGTGGACATGGATCGGGAGCTGCGGGCCTTGATCTCCGTGGCCGTGACTGCGGGCCCTCCGCTGTCGTCGCCAAAGGTCCCGCCCGAGTAGCCGGCCGTGTGGACGACGCGCCCCATCAGTTCGGCGATGGTCTCGCGGTGCTCGACATGCCGGATCGCGAACTGGTTCAGGGTGATCTGGTGATCGCTGGTCGGCGGAATGTTCATCTCGGCGAAGACCTCGCGGTCCTCCCACGCCACGCCACGGCCGGGCCCCATGGACTGGAGGTAGCCGGACGGGACGAGGATCCGCGAGCGCGCGAGGCGGACGTCCCGCATCCAGCTGGTGTAGGTTTCGTCGATCGCGCTGAGGAAGGTCTCGCTGCCCTGAAAGTCGGACGTTCCGAGCGAGGCCGCGCCCGGGAGGTCCGCCCAGTCCGGGGCGGTGAGCGTGTTCGGGATGTAGACGCTGGCCAGGCGCTTGCCGATCGGCAGGTTCTGGACGGGCAGGTAGCTGCGGGTCTCGGGGAATGCAGCCAGGTCGATGGGTTTACCGAGGTTGTCGTCCGTGCCCTGGTAGACGCCGTGGAGGATGGCGCCGGATTCGTGGCGCTCCAGGTGCCGGATGACGGTCTGTCCGTCGACGCCGAGGACGGTCCAGTAGGTGACTGCGCGCAGGAGGCCGTGAACGAATTCGGGTGCGGCGCAGTCGCCGCGAACGTGGGAGATCCACGGCCGGTCGCTGATCTCGCGGTCCCACACGATGCGCAGGTAGGCGCCCCCCAGGGCTGCGGATGCTTCGCTGCGGGCGTGGAGGGTGCGGCGGAGCCCGGTCTCCATGAGGTCTTCGAGGCGGTCGCGCGTCGCGGGATTGTCGGCGAGGAGCTTCGGAGGCTCGGAATACAGCAGGTCGGCGCTGGTCCGGGCGATGTCCTTGGCGAGCGGCATGTGGAGGTTGGCGCGCTTCTCGCCGAGGGGTGTGGGTTCGCCCCAGAACCAGCGGGCGACGGTTCCAACGAGGCCACCGCGGTACTGGCTGGGCCGGTTGGCAGGCTGTCCGTAGGCCCGGCCGTCGCGGTGCCGGTTGGTGTACCGGTAGGCGAGCCGGTCGGGGTTCGCGGCGTACCAGGCAGCCCAGTCGGCCATGTCGGAGCGCACGGACGGGTCGATCGGCGGCCAGGGGGCGCCCTTCTCAGGCAGGGGCATCTGGGGCGTCCCTTCGGTCCGGATCCATCTGGTCGGCGAGGCGCAGCAGCCGTGCGGCGCTGGCGGGCTCTGCGCCGGCGGCCAAGGCGCGGACGCTGCGCGCGAGGTTGCGTGCGTGCGGCTCGCATATGGCACGCGCCTCGGTGGGACCGTGCTGCTCGGTGACCCGGGCCAGGAACGCCCCGTAGGTCGTCTCGAACGCCATCAGGCCGCTACCTCCAACTCGGGACGGGGCATCAGGTGCCGCCACTCGTGCGCCGTGCTGTGGAGGGCGTACCGGAGGGCGTCGACGGAGTGGTCCGCGGTCTTCAGCGGCTTGTCCTCACCGCGCTCGGCGGCCCGCTCGTCCCAGGCGTAGCCCGGGAGTTCACCGAGGAGGCCTTCGCAGGAGCGGTGAACGCGGAGCAGGCCGGAACTGAGCGCGACGCCCACGGAACGGATCCCGTCCAGGACGGAGTTGTTGGCCGGCGCGATTCCGGGTACCCGGTCGGTCCACAGCTGGTTCATGAACGACGCGGCGCTCGGGTCCACGAAAACCCAGTCGGGTTGGACACCCCGCTGGCCTTCGTGCGGCCGGGGGACGTTGGCGAGCCACTGTCGGACGTTGCGGCTGTACTCGGCGTCGGTGAGCTGCCGCAGCTCGCGCGCGCTGTCGTACCGGTACTCGGAGACGGCGTACAGGTGGTCGTCGTCGCCGTAGCCGATCAGGACGGCGGAGAACGCGTTCGTGGTGCCGTAGTCGATGCCCGCGTACGCCCACCGGCGCATGACCGGGAGGATGTCCACGACGTGACGGGTGTCGTCGAACATGTCGTAGACCGCGCCGGAGGCGAGGCACCAGTCGCCGAGGATGAACCGCCGATACCACAGGCCCGTGTACTGGGCTTTCAGGCGCTGCACGACGTTGGGGTCCAGCGACGGGTTGTCGTCGAGGGTGAAGTGCCAGTGGTGGAGGCCCACCTCGCCGCCGCGCTGGATGAAGTCGCGCCGCAGCCAGTGGAACGGGCCGTCGGGGTTGGTGGTGGCCATCAGCCGGGAGGCGTTGCCGACCCGGAGGCGGGACAGGAGCATCATCCAGAACGCCTGCGGGATGAGAGTTGCCTCGTCGACGTAGGCCAGCACGATCGTGGAGCCGCGGATCCGCCCTTCCGCGCGGGCGTCGGATGCGCCGACGAGGTGGACGGTCCGGCCGAGGATCGTCGCGGTGGTGGAGCCGGCGGTGTGGTGGACATGCCGGGCAAGCGGGCCGAACAGGTGCACCGACTGGAGGGGGTCGAGGAGGTTCCGCTCGATGGTGTTGAGGCTGCGGCCGACGATGACGACGAGGCCCTGGTCAGGGGAGACGGCCAGCCGCAGGAGGAAAGCCAGGAGGGATGCGATGGTCTTCCCGCTGGACACCGCACCGGACCACAGGGCGATCGGGGCGTCTTGGGACTCTACGATCGACCGGATTTGAGCAGGGGAGAGGGGGAGGGGGACGTCACGGAGCATCACCGTCCCCCTCGTCGTCCATGGCCTGGTAGGCGGCGGTGAGGCCGGCAGCCAGCTGGCCGAGCATGCTCTTGGCCGTGTCGATGCCGGTGTCGGTGTTGAGGGCCTCCAACTTGAGGGCGTGCGTGGCCGCGGCGCCGCTGGCCTGGACGAGGTTCCGTACGTCCTGGGTGGGCAGGTCGGGGGCGGTGTAGCGGACGACCTTGCCGAGGGACACTTCGGTGACCTGGTGTTCTTCGCGTTCCAGCCGGGCGAGGATCTGTTCGGCCTGGGCGTAGTACCGCTCGATGAGAGCCTGCCGCCGGGCCCGGGTATCGATCACGCGGGCCTCCGTGGCGATGGCGGTCTTGGTGCGGTCGAAACTGAGGCCGAGCCGGGCGGCGTTGACGCTGATGACCCGGCCGCCGCGGTCCATCCGGCGCGCGATCTCGTTGCGGCCGTGGCCCTCGGCGTGGAGGCGGCGTAGCTCGTCGGCTTCTTCGGCGGTGAACTGGCCGCCGGTGGATTGGTTCGTGCCGACCTTGGCCACGGCGGTCACCTCCGTGGTGGGGGCCCGCCGTCCGGGGCGTCGACCGCGCGCCCTCGTGCGCGGGAGCCGGCCGGACGGCGGGAGTTGAGGGGTTAGGGGATGGCCCACTCCCCGGTCTGGGAGGCGAACCCGCTGTTCATGGCGAACTGCACCTTGACGATCTTGGAGTCCTTCGGCACCTCGTAGACGACCCAGCCGAGCACCTTGGAGCCCGGCGACACCTTGGCCGCGCTGGTCATCGCCGGTCCGGCGGTGATCTCCCCAAACGTCGTCTGGAATTGCTGGCCTTCGGCGTCAGCCACCTGGGTGCCGTTGCCGGGGCTGTCGCTGTAGACGGCCGTGCCGGTGTTGACCAGCTCGAATTGGGCGGCCACCCACCGCTTGCCGTCGGCCGCCTTGATGTACGCGTCGGCGGACTGCGCGGGGTCGGCCCACTTCTTGATGGTGACCGCGAGCTGCTCGCCGTCCGTGTTGCCCTTCAGTGTGAGGGTGTCGCCGACGGCGGCGGTCCGGCTGGGGGCTGACGGGCTGGGGGCGGCGTTGGGGATGACCGGCGACGGGGGAGCGGCCTTGGGGTCGGGCTTGGTCGTGATCTCGTTGGTGGGGCCGCAGGCGGTGAGGGCGAGCAAGGCGACGGCCGTCGTGGCGGCGAGGTGGTGTGTGCGCATCGCGTCATCGTGGCCGGGCGCGGGCGGCTGTGTGGTGGCTGTGATCGGTCTGTGACGTGCGAAAGCCCCGCGCGGTGGCGGGGCTTGTGTCCGGGCACGCCGGAGATGGCCCCAGGATGGGGCATGGCGGCCGGTTTTGCAACTAGGTGCAGAAGAGCCCCACCCGAGGGGTATGCGGGCGGGGCTCTTCTGGGCGGCATCGCCTTGGGGAGGTCGGCCGCCTGCGGCAGGTGCTGCGCTCACGCTACGCCTGGGGTGGCTGGGATGGCACCCCTTGCGTGTGGCTGAATTCAGCGCTGCTCCTGGGGCTGCGCCTGTTGCTGCCGCTCGGCCTCGCGCTGCGCGGCCAGGGTCTCGTTGTGGCGGCGGATGAGCTCGGCCTCGCTGATGGTGGTCTGGAACGGGTGGCTCATGATGGCGGTCCTGTCTCTCGTGAGGGGGAGGGGGCCCGGGCGGCCGGTAGCTGCCAGGCGGCGGCCGCCCCGGGATCAGACGGTGTATGCGCGCTGCTCGGTGAGGTCGGTCACGGTCACCTGGGCCCCGCCCGCGCTGCGGGTCACCCGGATGTCGTTGTTGCTGTTGTTGGCGTCCTGACCTGCACCGACAGCGTCAACAACGGCCCCCCGAGAGGGGTCGGCCAGCGGGGGAATGTCCGCGCCCCGGACACCGGTGCTGGTGCCGCGGCCCTGCATCCGCACGTCGGCGATGGGGATCCCGGCCTTGGTGAGGAGCCGGCGGGCGGTCCCCGCCGGGGCCTTGAGGCACTCCTCGATCGCGGCCAGGTGGGCGTGCGGGGTACCCACCTTGCGGGCGGCGGCGAGGACGTCGTCGAGGGACGGCCCGGGTGGGTGGTCCTTGGCGAGGGAGACCGGGTCCGGCTGGGCCTCCGGCACGGGTGCCTCGGCGGCGGCCGGGGCCGGGCCGGGTGCCCGGTCGGGATGTCCGGCCCGCCATGCGGCGATCAGCCACAGCCCGAGCGCGGGCCACAGCAGCCATGCCGAGCTGTCCAGCCGGCGGACGACGGCCGCCGCGACGGACACCCCGATCTTGCGGAGGAGCCACGCAGCGGCGAGCAGCACGGCGAGCCGGAACGCCCAGGCGATGCCGGTCGCGTCGGACAGCCACCGGTTGGTGCGTCGCCAGGCGTCCCGGAGCCACGCGGCGATCCGGCGAGTGAGGTGCACGGTGAGGCGCTGCGAGCCGAGGGTAAGGCGGGCGGCGGCGGCCCGGATCCACTGGGCGCTCGTCGGGGCGGTCACAGGAACGTCCCGTGAACGACCTTGCCGAGGAGCTGCGCGCCAGCGGAGTTGACGGTGGGGACGACGAAGTTCCCGATCACGGCGAATGTGCCGGTGCCGATGGCGAGGAGCGTGCCGGACCAGACGCCCGATTTGAAACCGGCCTTGGCGATCTTCGCGAACTGCTTGCGGAGCAGCCACAGGGTGATGACCAGCGCGGTGACGATGAGGGCACCGTTCCCGTCGAGGTGGGGCGCGGACGCCGAGGCGACGACGGACGAGCGCTGACCGGTCATGGTCGACATGACGAAGTCGCCCAGGCTGTTGCCGCCCCAGCGCATCGCGCCCGCGGCGACGCCGAGGAGCCCGGCGGGGCAGGCGACCATCAGGGTTCCGAAGGACATGCCGGACCAGAACGGGATCAGGGCCTTGGGGTCGCGGCTGCCTCCGCCGCCGGCGACCGCGCCGCCGCCCCCGGTCTTCCACCAGCGGGCGTGTTGGACGACGAGGAGTGCCAGGCCGATCGCGAGGCCGGCGCCGGTGAGCGCGGTCGACGTGAAGTCGGTGTTCATGGGCGTACTCCGGTGATCAGGTAGACGGCGGTGGTGACCGGGAGGGTGGTGGCGGTGGCGATGAGCGCGGCGTCGAGGAGGATCCGGGCCCGGGCGGCGCGGATCCGAGGGCGCCACAGGTCCGGGGCGGCGCCCGCGGCTTCGACGTGGCGGGCGTTGTCGAGGAGGGCGAGGACGGCGGCCGGGATGAGCGCGAGGGTCCATGCTCCGGCGAGGCCCTGGCCGTCGCGGGCGGAGTCGAGGACCCACGCCCACGGGTTGGAGAGCGGCATCGCGCAGAGCAGGCAGCCGGCCTGGTAGCCCCAGCGGATCCGGCGCCACCACGGGGGCGGCTTCTCCTCCTCGGGCGGACCGATGGTGACGGTGACGTGGACGTCGATCGGGCCGGACGGCGGAGGAGCCGGCGCGTACATCGGGGGAACGGGCGGGGGCGGAGGGGGCGGTGCCGTCCAGAAGTCCGGGGGGACCGGGCGCCGGGGCGGCGGCGGGGGCGGCCCGGGCGGGGGCAGTGGCGCGCCGGGCGGGATGATTCCGGTGATGCGGGCCTCGGCCATCAGTTGTACCCCTGTCCGCCCCGGCCGGTGCCGGGCAGCGGGGGCTGCGCGGGGACGGTGGGCGGCTTGTTGCGGGAGCGGACGGTGCGGACGTACGCCTCGTCGACCTGGAGGCCAGTGGTGCGCCGCACATGTTCGACGACGGCAGTCGCCTTCGCGTCAGGGCCAAGGGCTGATGAGGCATCGAGAATCGCGGTGCTCTTGGTGACGCGCCCAGTGGCCTTGACCTGCGGTGCATCAGGCGCATCGTCGCGCTCCAAAGTGATGCGGGCCGGGGTCTGGCCGAGAACGAGCGCGACCTGGACTGGCGAGACGTGGACGCCGTACGACGTCAGCTCGGCGGCCAGCTCGGCGGGAGGAACGTTCGGGGTGGCCGAGTGCGCGAAGCGGACGGCGTCGGCCGGATCCATGTCCGCGAAGGTGCGGCGCAGGACGGCTGATGCGCTGCGGTTCACGGGCTGAGGCGCCGGTGAAGCGGGTGATGCGCTGCTGGTGACGTGGGTGACGGCGCGCTTCTTCGTGGCGGCCCAGGCGTCCTCGGTAGCGAGGAGCCAGCCCCACATGCCGTACCGCGGCAGGGTGACGGGAGTGTCGCCGGCGGCGGTGCGGTGGCGGGCGCGGACGGCGGACCAGGCGAGGCCCGCGATCAGGAGCAGGGCGACGGTGGGCGTGGCGAACAGGAGGGTGGCGCCGAGGCCGCCGTGGATGTGCTGGGCGTGGAGGCGGTTGAGGTAGACGGACACGGCGGCCATGCCGAGGGTGGCGAGGTGCGGGCCGAGCGCGGAGCGGTTCTCCTGGACGGCCTGTCCGGCGAGGTAGAGGCAGGCCATGGCGGTTCCGTCGTAGACGGCGGCGGTGAGGATGGCGAGTCCGTGGGGGACGCCGTAGATGTCGTGGGCGACGACGTAGAGGGACCAGGCGGTGATGCCGGCGGCGGCTCCGCCGATGAGGGCGAGGCTGGCCCACCAGATGATGCGGGTGCGCACGGGTGCTCCAGGGCGTGCGGGGCCGGGCGCGCGCGAGGGCGGGCCCGGCCGGGCGGGGTCAGGCGAAGTGGCGGCCGACGAGGTAGGCGACGATCACGAGCGGCCAGACCATGGCGAGGATGTAGAGGGCGCGCATCAGCGCTCCTGCCGGGCGAGGCTCTTCCGCACGTCGGCGGCGTCGGCGTAGTCGCGGGCGCACGCGGCGACCGTGGCGGGCTCGGCCACGACGGTGCTCTCGCGCGGGGCGCGGTCAGGCTCCTCCGGGGAGGGCGTGTAGTCCTGCACCGTGATCACGCGCCCTTCGCGGCGGCGCGCAGCTGGAGGGCGTACTCGCCGCCGGTGACGGCCGGAGCGAGGGTGCTGTCCGAGGGCAGAAGCCGCATCGCCCGGGCGAGGGCATCGTCCCGCACGGCACTCGGGTACCGGGCGAGGACATCGACACCGGCATAGGTGAAGGCCAGGCCGAGCGTGTGCGTGGTCACGGGGTCCTCGGGCCTGTGGCTCGTGAGGAGGTCGGCGACGGCGTGGAGGAGCTGTGCGGCGACGGGCAGGTCCTCGCGGGTGCGGTACAGGGCCTCCTCGGCCTGGTTGCGGTACGTCATCGGGCACCGCCGGCGAGGAGGTGGAGCAGGGCGACCGCGGCCGGAGCGCCGGTGGTGCGGGCGGCCGTGACGAGGCGGTCGACGGGCGCGTCGACCGCGGTGATGATGGCGCGGACGGTCGCGGGGAAGTACTCGTCGTGCGGGCGGACGCTGAGACCGAGCATGGCGGCGACGGTGCAGCCGCGGCGCATGCGGTAGGCGTCGGACCGGTTCCGGGCGCCGTCCCAGGCGGGGAAGGGGCGGTCGTACCCGAGGGGCAGGCGGCGGCCGTCGATCTGGTCGAGGTACTCGGCGCCGGCTTCGGCGATGTAGCGGCGCCGGCCGGGGGTGGTGGCGGCGAGCGCGGTGAGGGCGTGGTCGAGCTGGCGTCGCGCCGGGCTGTCGGCGTGGCGCGGCTGCTGGGTAGGCTCGGGCATGGCTGTTCCTCCTGGTAGGCAGGTGGGACGGCTGGCCCCGGTCGGAGTTCGCACCTCCGCCGGGGCCGTTCTGTTGTGCTGGATCCAACGTAGCGACCTAGTTGCCGTATGGCAACAAGGTCAGGGAAGATGGTGCCCATGACCGAGCCCGAGGGAGGGCCTGACATGGTGTCGTTCAGGGAGTTGGCGCGCCGGCTCGTTGCCGACGGCGTGGTGGAGACGATGAGTCACCAGCGTCTGTCGAAGATCGCGCGCGAGGATCCGGGGTTCCCGCCGGTGGTTCCGGTCGGCCGGTCGAACGTGGTGGACTACCGGCTCGCTCTGCCGTTCTTTCGGGCGCGCGTTACCCGGCCCGGGTGGCGTAGCGATCTCAAGGGATCGCCGCCAGCTGCCGAGTAGCCGCGCACCCCTGAGCCCCCGGTCCCTGGCGGATCGGGGGCTCCCTGCTGCGCCCTGCCGGGTTCGACCGGGCGAGAGGCGTAGGATCCGCCGGCGGCAATCGAACTGAACGACGATCTGATGGCTCCCCGGGCGGCCGCCGATGCGGCGCACGCCGAGGTGCAGCGCCTTCAAGAGGAGTACGGCCGGCCCACCGCAGGCGATGGGTGGACCGACGAGCAGCATGTGACCTGGGATGCGGCGCTCGCCGTGTGGCGGGATCGGGCGGCCGAGGCGCAGCAGGCGGTGACCGACCACGCGAAGGCGACGGGGCAGGACCGCGGGAAGCTGGAGGCGGCCGTGAAGGCGGCCGTGCGGCATCCGTCGTCGGGGAGCTGAGCACAAGGCTCCTGGCCCTGGGGCGGGGCCGAGGGTGCCTCGGTGGCGCCGGTCTAGGGCTGGTGGAGTGACGGTAGGCTGCGCACCCCCGATCCGAGGAGCGCCGCAGTGACGAAGCGTGGCCTTACCCATCCTGACCACCTGCGCCTTGGGCAGATCCTTCAGGGCCTCCAGGTCGAATTGCAGCGCGCGGAGATCACGTTGGAGAACGCCTACCCCCGGTCCGGCCCGGGGGCATTTCCGGCGGCGAAGTTGGGTGAGGCCGGTGCTGCGCTGCTTGCAGCGCGTAGGGAGCTGGAGAACTTCGTGTACGCCGAGCATGGCGATGCGGCGACGACGGAGGATTACTTCCCCGACGAGGAGCACCAGGCGAAGTTGGATGTGCCGATGAAGCTGGGGAGAGTAGTGCGGGGCCGGTGCCCTTCGGGCGGTAGGGCCCGGGGCGCGTAGACTCGAACACGTGTCCGATCTACCTCCTGACCTGCCTCGTCTCCGCACCCTGGAGACGTGGCTCGTCGTGAGCCTGGACCGGGTGCGGGAGCGGATCGCCGCGGAGGAGGCGCGACAGGCCGAGCTGGCCGCGCGCCGCCCTCCTGCGCCGGCGCCGGACTGGGAGCTGGAGCTGGACCTCGGCCAGCGGCCGGTCGCGGTGCACGTGGGCGGGTGCGGCATGGGCGGCAAGGGTCTCCGCTCCCGCGCCATCACCCGCAATGACGCGCTCCGGCTTCTGGGTGTTGACCGGCTGGAGGCGTGCCCGTACTGCCGGGCGGACGCCGACCTGGGCGTTCTCGACTAGCCTCAACTCGACCCCCACTCTTTCGAGTTACCCCCATTGCCAACATCGCTGTACGTACAGCATAGTGGGGTCATCGCAAGGGAGAGGAGACCCCGATGGACACCACCACCGCAGCCGCACAGGCCAAGGTCACCGTGAGCACCGTCCGCGCCTGGGCCCGCCGCAGCATCGTGGCCGCCACCAAGACGTCCGGCCGGTGGATCATCGACGCCGCCTCCCTCGCGCACCGCATCGCCATCGGCGCCATGAAGACCCGCAAGTCCACCCCAGTCCGGGTCACCACCGAGACCATGGTCGCCATCGGCGGGCGACGCTGGCAGAAGAACGGCATGGACCGCGTCTACATCAACAACTGGTCCGACTTCGCCGGCATCACCATCGGCCGCTACGGCAGCGGCAGCATCTCCAGCGTCCTCGTCGAGGGTGTCGGCTACATCGCGAACTCACGCGCCGCAGGTCTCCTGGAAGCCGTCACCAAGGTCTGGTTCGACGCCGCAGACGGCCAGGTCCACGCCACCTACCGCGGCGACCGCGAGTACGAGATCCGCCTCTCTAACGGCACCCGCGAGTACGTCGACCTCGTCGCCCGCACCTTCGCAGGCATCCGCACGGCCATCGCAGCCCTCTGACCAAGGAGACCGGCATGAGCTACACGACGACCAGCTACGGCACCTGGTGCAACAAGGTCAACCAGTACAGCACCAGCCCCGACAGCGACGTCCTCGACTGCATCAACGGCGGCGACAGTGACTGGCGCGACCTCCTTGAGGAGTCCGGCGCCCTCGCCGAGATCCAGCGTGCGTACCGCGCCGCCATCGACGCCGTCCTCCCGCCGAGCGTGGCCCTCGCCGGCGACGAGTTCATCGGCCCCGCCGAGCCGGACGATGGCGAGTTCGACGACTACCCGACCGACGAATACGGCAACCTTGACTTCGCCGCCATCGTTGAGGGCATCGACCTCGCCGCCATCATCGACCAGGAGGAGCCCCTCACGCTGCAGTACATCGGCCGGGACGTCCTCAAGTCCGGCGCCCAGGACCCGGCGAAGGCGGCCGCCGCAGCCATGGCCCGCCTCAAGGTGAAGCCGATGATCTACCTGCCACACCTGGGGTCCAACCGGCCGCGCGCCCTGTTCCGCTCCGGGGACGTTACGGACGCGCTCGCCGCCCGGCCTGGCCGCGGCGCCCGCACCGACCTGAAGGACCAGCCAGCGTGAGTATCCGTCCCCAGACCCTGCCCAAGGCGCGCGCGCAGATCATTCAGCGCATGCTCAGCCTGAACGACCAGCCCAGCCCTTTCCTCCAGGCTGACGATGAGAACGTGGTATCCCGGATCGCTTCCCACCTCCGGGCGGCAGAGCTGTACTGGGCGAGCGCGGACATGACGGCGCTGGCCATGTCCGCGGGCAGCCAGCTGACCGAGGCGCGTTGGGCAGTGGCCGACCGGCCGTCGCCTTGCGGACTCCTGTACCTGGAGGGCGGTGTCGGAACCGTCCAGGTGTCCCCGAACTTGAGCGGTCCCGTGCAGGCGCTCGCCTGGGGGCCCAGCTCGGACGGCATGCTGGCGGTTACCCACCTGATGAGCAGGGAGCAGTTCGTCGGTGATGGATCGGTCCGGTTTCCGGAGGTGCTGCCGCCCCTGCTCGCGATTCGGGAAGCCCGGCTGCCGGTGACCGCGGAGCCGGTGCCGTTCGCGGACCTTCCGGCGCACGAGGGGATGGCGCCGCCGCTGCCGATTGTGTCGACCCTGGCCGCAGCCTGGCATCTGATGCAGCAGCCGCAGCTGGTGGAGCGCGTGAGCGTGGAGCCGGACCGGGCCGCGGCACGGTCGCTGCGGCGGGCCGGCGAGCGGACGGACCCGGTGACGCTGGTAAGCCTCCGGCGCCAGTACGTACCGCAAGCCCGAGACAGCGAGCCCTCCAGCAGTCGCGTGTACCGGCATCGCTGGGTGGTCTCGGGGCACTGGCGGGACCAGCCCTACGGGCCGGATCGTGCGCTGATCCGGAAGCAGTGGATCCCGGCCTACGTGAAAGGCCCGGACGGGGCACCGCTGCTGTCGACGGAACGCGTCAACGTCTGGCGCCGGTAGCCGCCCGTGACCGCGCACCGTCCGCGGCCGTTGTGCCCGTATGACCCTCGACGAGATCGACGCCCTGATGGACGAGCCCGGCGACCGGCTGCCGCTCCTCACCCGCGGGGAGGGTGCAGCCCTCGTGGCCCTGCTCGCGCGGCTCGCGGCCCGCGATGATGACCAGCTCCAGGCGTTCGCGACGGACTTGCAGGTCCGCCTCGGTGGACGGCTGCCCTCGGCGTAGGCGGGCGCCCGCCCCGGGGGGGGGGGGCGCCGCCGGTGAGGGCTACTCCGGGCAGTCGACCGGCTCGCCCGGGATCCCGACGTGCCGGGGCTCGTTGGGGAGCTCCCCGGCCAGGTGCGGGATGGTCTGCACCGGGCGGCCGCAGCCGCACAGGGAGATGATCGGGTCGGTGCTCATGGTTCGCCTTTCGTCGTGCGAGTAACCGACCTAGTGGACCCGCTCGGGCGCCGCCGCACAACTCCCCAGGAATCCTTGGGGAGTCGCGCGGCATCCCTCCGGTCACGCTGCCGCGGAGCCGGCCAGCGTCCACACCCGGCCGCACTGCCCGCAGCGGGCCACCGGATCGGCGCCGCCCCCGCCGCGCAGCGTGATCCGGCCCCCGCACGCGCACGGCTCGGCCAGAATCCGATCGCGGCCCACCAGGTCCAGGGCCTGCTCGATCCGGGCGCAGGCCCCGTCCGCGACCGCGGTGATCCGCGCTCGGTGCGCGTCGCTGAGCGCCCGGAACGGGCTCGGGATGTCCGGGCGGTCGCGGAGCCGTCCGGGGTGGTCGTCCCAGCGGGCGAGGAGCCACAGTGCGGCCTCGGGCGCCGTGCGGGTGCCGGTCCACCGCCAGCGGGCGGGGTTCGCTGCGTCCTCGTCGTTGTGGGCGGACTGCTGGATGTCGGCGGCGAGGGTGTCGGCGAGGTGGAGGAGGGCGGCCTCGACGGCGCGGATGGTGTCGAGGATGCCGACGTTGAGCGGGGCGGAGACTTCGCCGATCTGCCCGGGGTCGCGTTCGCGGGAGCGGCGGTGCGCGGCGTGGGCGCGGGCGTAGGCGACTTCGTCGGCGTCCCGCTGGTCGAGGGCGCGGAGCAGGTCGCCTTTGCCGGCGGGGGGCCAGCTGTTGGTGTGCTCGGTGAGGGCGTCGGTGAGGTCGGGCCAGAGGCGGCTGATGTCGTAGAGGCGGCGGTCGGTGGCGGTGGTGGTCATCGTGTGCTCCGGGTGCTGGTGGGGCGGTACGGTGATCGCACCTGGGGGCGTATCCGGTCTGTGGCGGACGGTGGATGCGCCCCTCGTCGTGTGCTCAGGGCTTGCGGCGGTGCTCCAGGACGGAGCCGATGACGATGCCGAGGGTGACCACGGTGATGCATAGGTAGCGCACGGCTTCGAGGGCGTTGTTGCTCACGGTCGGGGCTCCTGGGGTTCAAGGGCGGCGCGGAGTTCGTATACGGCCCCGCCGTGGGTGCGGAGGACGGCCCAGTCGGTGGCCAGCCGCCGGACGCGGGAGAGCGCGGCCTCGGCATGCTCAGCGCGCTGCACGGCGCGGGCTCGCTCGGATTCGGACGTGTTCGACGTGGCGTGCGCAATGCGGAGCAGGTCTTCAACCTGCTCGGCGCGGACACGCTGTTCGGCGGTGTAGGTCTCCAGCGTGGCTGTGTAAGCGGTCAGGTAGTGAATGCGCGCGTACAGCTGGTCGAGCTCGTCGTCGGTGATCGTGTCGGCGGTGTGCCGGGCAGGCTGGTCGGTCACGGTTCGTCTCCGGGCTCGTAGTCGTCGATGGCGCCGATGGTGGTGATGCCGCGGCCGTCGTCGTCGGGCGGGGCCGCTGCTGGCGGGGGGCAGTTGGCGTAGGGGTTGCCGTGGCCGGGCTCGCGGGGCTCGGTCATCGGCTGCTCCAGGTGGTCAGCGGCGTGCGGGCGTTGGTGAGGGAGCACGGAGAGTGGTTCGGGCAGGGCTCGTCGCGGGCCTGCTGGCACAGCTCCAGGGATGCTCGGCCGCTGGTGAAGCTGGGCCATCCCTCGTCGTCGCGGTCGGGGTCGCGGGCGACGATCCAGTCGGGGCCGACGGCCTCGATGCGGACGCAGTGGTAGTGGTCGCGGCCGAAGACCCCGTAGGCGAAGCTGTGGATCACGTCGCCGATGGCGAGGGGGCGGGGCAGGTCGGTCATCGGCTGCTCCCGTCGCGCAGGGCGGCGGCCCAGCAGTCGGGCCGGTCGGTGTGCCAGGCGCGCAGGCTGGTCTCGTCCTGGTGGTAGTAGACGCTGGTATCGATGTGCTGGCCGCAGTGCTCGCAGGGTGGGACGCGCTGACTCATCAGCTGCTCCCGTCGGGCTGGCCGAGGAGCGCCTGCGCGATGGCCTGTTCCTGGATCGGGACGACGGACATAACGGTGGTGTCCACGAGCGGATCGCGGGTGAGGCTCAGGGCAGCTCGCTCCAGCAGGTCGGCGAGCGCGGCCCCGACGCGGGGCTGCATGGCGGCAATGTACGAGAGGTCGCCGGCTCGGTCTGGCTCGCAGCTCGCGTCGGCCACGATTCGACCGTCGGCGCAGCGGACGACGTCACCGTCGAGCCGCCAAGGTGACGGGGATTCGCGTTCGGCGCGCTGGGCGGCATCACGCAGCTGCTCGGCAGCGGCGAAGAGTTCCTCGGCAGGGGTCATCGGTGTTCTCCGTTTCGGTCGGTGCGGGCCCAGTGCGGGCCGCGGCGGGCGTGTGCGGCCGCGTGGCGGCCTCGGCGGCCGGGGGCGGGCGTCGGCATGTCCCGCCCCCCAGTACGCGGCGTGGGGGCTGCTGTGGCGGGTCGCGCGGTCCTGCTGCTCGCCGTGCCGGACCGCCCGGCCGAGGAGCAGGCCGAGGGCGAGGGAGGCCAGGACCATCACGGCGAGGCCGGCGAGGACGAGCAGCAGGGTGAACACGGGCTACTCCTCGGTGGCGAGCTGGCGCCGGCGGGCAAGGACCGCCACGTCCTCGTCGGTGAACTCGTCGCTGCGGTAGGCGGCCTGGTCGTCGGCCAGGTCGAGGGCGAAGCGCAGCATCTGGCGCTCGGTAGGGGTCAGGTCCATCACGCTCCGGCCCCCTCGGGCCCGCGGCGGATGGCCTTGCGGATCGCGGCCTTGATCGCCTCGGGGTCGGCAGTCTCCAGGTGCACGGTGACCGACCGCGGGCGCCGTGCAGCGGCCCAGGTCTCGTAGGCCTGCACTGCGGTGCGGGCGGTTCGCTCGGTCGGGCAGGCCTTCGGGTCGGCGTAGGGGCAGTCCGGGTCGAGGGCGAAGTGGATGGCCCGGACCGGGTCGGCGATGTTGAACGGCCACGGCGGGGGCTGCTGACTCATGCTCCGGCCCCCTCGGCGGCGCGGATGGCCTCGGCGGCGATGACGGCCCCCTCGGGCAGGACGGCCTCGACGGCAGCCAGCTGCTCGGCGGTGACGGGCACGCCCGGGAGCGGTACGTCGGGCGGGTCGATGCCGAGCACGGCGAGCACCGCGGCGAGTACAGTCCTCGGCTCGGCGCCGTCCTCCCCAGCCGCGCTCTCGGTCGCGAGCCAGGCTGCATCGTGCTCGGCCTCGGTGAGCTGGCGGCGCGGGGGCTGGCCGCTGCCGGGGCAGGTGCTGGTCTCGTCGGCGGGGTGCTCGGCGATCAGCCCGTTCGACGCGAGCCTGTGCTCCTGGCGGCAGGCGCAGCAGGTGCGGCGGGTGATGTGCCAGATCTCGGTGTGGCGCGGGTAGCGGCGGGTCATTCGGATCTCCTGGGGTGAGGGCTGGGGGCGGCCACCCCGGGCTGCGGCGGCCGGCGGGGGCAGGGGTTAGGCGGACGGGATCAGCGCGGGGCAGGGGTTGGTGCTGTACTCGCCGCTGTCCTGCCGTTGGCAGGAGCAGGCCTGCTCCTCGCGGATGTGAGAGCAGCGGTCGACCGTCGCGATGTCCTCGCCGTCCTCGTCGACGTACTCGTCGCACTCCCGTTCCAGGCAGTCGAGGCTGCCGACCCAGACCGTCACCGGCTGGTGGTCGATGCCGGGGTTCGGTACAACGCCGTCCTTGGGGCGGGCGTGGTCCCGGGTCCGGCACTGTGACCACGGGACCATCTCGCCCGCCTCGGTGGAGCAGGCAGAGCAGCCGGGGCCGACGGGCTTGCCAAGGCAGAGGTGGCCGTCGTCGCAGGCCGGGTGCTGGTCGCACCAGGAGTCCCAGCCGTCGGGGTCGGTCTCGTTGTTGGGCTCGGGGTGGGGGCAGGCGTCGGCGTTCTCGTAGAACGGCTCAGGTTCGTGCTGCTCGGCCATGGGGGTCTCCTGGTGGATGCTGGTGGGGTGGCCGCCCCGGATTCCCGCCGGGGCGGCCGTACTGCGTCAGGGGCGGGGGTCAGCGGAGCGGGGCGGCGGGCTGCTGCTGGCGCTGGCGGCCGGTGCACGCGGCGACCGCGGCACAGCGCGGGCCCTCCGCGGTGGTGGCGAAGCGGCGGGTGCCGATCCGGCCGCAGCGGGTGCAGCGCTTCAGCTCGGGGCCGGCCGGGCGACCAGGCTCCGGCTCGGGGCCGTCGAGGAGGTTGGAGGTGTTCTGCACGGACACGTGGATTCCTTCGGTGGATGCTGGTGGGGTCGACCGCCCCGCGGGCAGCGCGGGGCGGCCGGCGGGCGGGTCAGAGCCGGTCGGGGCGGGCGGCGATGTCGGCGTCGGCCATGGCGCTGCGCCGGTCGAGGTCGGACACCCAGGCCGCGCACACGGCAGCAACCTGGATCAGCTCGGCGCGGAGCCTCGCCGGATCGGTCTCGGCGAGAGCTTCGTGGACCTCCTCCAGCAAGATGTCTCGCCATGTCAGGCCACCCGTAGCGGCCCAGTTGTCGACTGCCTCGCGGTACCGGTTAGACAGGAAGCGGTGGACCGGGCCGCCGCTGCCGTCGGGGTGGCGCTGGTCGCCGAACTTGGCGAGCTGGCGGCCGCGCTCGGCGTCGAGTTCCTCGGCGAACTGCTTGAGGCCGGGGGTGGTGAACAGGGTGGGGTACATGAGGGCTTCTCCTTGTGCGCGCGGGACGGGGAACCGGATCAGGCGGCGTCGGGGTGGCTGCCGGTGGTGGGGTCGCAGCCGAGGTGGGTGTCGTATCCGCGTGCGGCCCAGTCGGTGTTCATGGGGCGGTCGCAGATGGTGCAGAGGGGGGTGTTGGGGGTGTCGTTGTTCTCGTCCTCCCCCACACCTCCCCCCTCCCTAGAGGGGGAGCGGGGGGAGGGAGGTTTTGATGGGCCATCCCCCGGACCTCCCCCCGTGTTTGGGGGGATGTCTGACCTGCGGTTTTGGTCGAACTCCCCCGGGGTCCCCCCAGATTCGGGGGGAGTTTGGTGTTCAAGATCGCGGGGGAGGTCTGGGGGGAGGTCATTCCGGGAACAATCGGACAGCGACTGTGCCCTTGTGTCCACATCTGCGCTGCATGCCCCAACATGGGCGCCCGAAATGACATCCCCCGTCCCGGTCTGCACCACGTCAAGGGAGTTGCGGCGCTTCCGAAAACGGACGGCGTCCTCGATCGTCCCTTTGCGGATCTGGATCTTCGCTTCGGTGCACCACTTCTGCACCCGCGGGCTGCCCCACGCGAGCGGGATGTCCGCCTTGTCGAGCACCGCGACCAACCACTCGACCGAGTTCGGCTCTACCGGGCGAGGCCGCAGGTCGAGGCTCTCCAGGACCACGGAGGTCACGGGCCGGCCGTCGGGCTTGAACTCGCCGTCGAGGGAGACGACCTTCAGCGCGAACTGGAGGTCGGCGCCTTCCTCGCTGTCCTTCTGCTTTCCGACCTTCATCGTGACGACGATGTTGGAGGCGTTGTCGCCCCTCTTGGAGACGTGCATCTCGGACTGGAGCGCGCCCTTGGCGGCGGACGCGCCGCGGCCGTGCTCGCCGATGTGCCCGGTGTGGTGGATGGGCAGGACGCAGGCGCCGGTGGCACGGCGGAGGTCGTCGAGGCGCTCAACGACGATGCCGAGTTCGGTGTTCGAGTTCTCTTCGACGCCGACGGAGACGCGGGCCTGGGTGTCGATGACGATCAGAGCGGGTTCCAGGCGGCGCATGGCCTCGATCCAGGTGTCCCACTCGGGGCCGCGAGTCTGGACGGGGCGCGGCAGGAACAGGACGTTGTCCATCTTCAGGCCGTGGTGCTTCTCCCAGGCCCGGACGCGCTGGCGGATGCCGGCGGCGCCCTCGGCGACGAGGTAGACGACGGTGCCCTGGCGGACGTGGTGGCCGTGCCAGTTCATGCCGGTGCCGACGTGCCCGGCGATGTCGATGACGACGAAGGACTTCATGTGGCCGGACGGGCCGATGATCCGGGCAAGGGAGTCGAGGAACAGCAGGTCGCCGACGAGGGGCTCCAGTGCGGGCATGTTGTCGAGGCTGGAGGCGTCGAGGAGTTCAGCGAGGAGCGCGTCGACGGGGTCGCCGGAGCGGCCGGCGGCGCGTTCCTTCTGCCGCTGGAGGTAGTCGTCGATGAAGGTGACGGCCTGCCCGGGCTCGGCGTCCGGGGCGGTGGCGTACTGGACGATGCGGCGGCCGAGATCGGCCGCTTCGCGGAGGTCCGCGGCGTTTCGGACCTTCTCGGCCCAGTGCGTGGCGTCGCCGCCGCCGACGTAGTCGTTGACCTGGGTGACGTAGCCGGTGCCGCCAGCTCGCCGGAGTTCCTTGCTGCGGTCGAGTTCGGCGATGACGGCGGTGTAGTACGTGCTGTCGCCGCGGTCGACGAGGTTGAGGATCGCGGTCCAGATGACCTCGTGGGCGGGCCGCTGGAAGTAGCCGCCCGTGATCAGGGCGCGCATCGCACGTATGTCGTGCGGCTGGTTCATGGCGGTGCCGAGTACGAACCTCTCGGCATCCAGCTGCTCTTCGAGGCCGTCACGGTCCGCCTGCTGGTGCGGGAAGGGGCGGACGTTCTCCACTCGGGGGTCTCCTCAGAACAGGGTGGTCGGCTCGGCGGTGCAGCGGTGTTCGGTGACGTGCGGGTGGGGACAGGCGGCGGGGTGGTCGCGGCCGGTCCACGCCAGCCGCGGGGCGGTGTACTCGCTCGGGCGGCGCAGGCACCAGATCAGCCGGTTCGGCTCCCGAACCGCGGCCTGCTCGGCCGGGGTGAGGGGCGTGAGGTCGGCGATCACGTGGAGGGCGGCGATCCGGCCGACCCATTCGCGGTGGACGGGGGCCCGGCAACGCGGGCACCGGGAGTCGGCGGTGCCCGTGCTGCCGGACCGGCTCATCAGGCGACGTGGGCGTCGAGGGTGCCGCTACTGGTCCGCTGCTGGTACAGGTCCCGCATGGTCTGGCGGAGCCGCTCCTCGGTGGCGACGTCGGCCGCGATCTCCAGGTCCGAGATGCGGATCTTCACGGACGGGTTCTTGTCCTCCTCCGGGCCCGGCTGGGTGCGCTCGGAGTGGGCGAACTCGACGACGGCGACCCAGCGGCCGGAGCGCAGCTTGAACATGTCGGCGGCGTGCGGTTCGAGGGCTTCGGCGACGTCGGTGAGTACCTTGCTGTCGAGCTTGACGTCGGCGTCGGTGTCGATGCGGATCGGGGTGCTCATGCGGCGTGTGCTCCTTCGGTGGTGGGCCCCGTGCAGGTGGCCTGGTGGGTGGTGCGGATGTGGGCGACGAACGCCTTGACGGCGAGCGGGCCTGTGACGGTCTCGGACTTCCACCGGCAGGCGACGCACTCGTAGCGGGCGCGCGGCTGGCGGGTCCACCGGATCTCGCCGGCGCGGTCACCGTGCCGGATCTCGCGGCCTTCGCCGCAGTCGATCCACAGGGCGCCCGTGACCTGCGCGGTCCCGTGGGCCGGGTGGCCGGTCATGCTGCGTTCCGGCTGCGTTCCCAGCGGACGATGTCGTCGGCGAGGTGCTCGGGGGCGACGCAACTGGGCCGGCCGCAGATCGCCTTCGTGGTGCCGTGGGGATCGCGGCCGCGGGCCAGAATCAGACCCAGCTGCGCGGGTGTGTAGTTCCGTCCCAGGACGGTCACCGAGGTGGAGCGCACCAGCCATCGGACGTGCCCGTTCTCCTGCTGCTCGGTGCGCTTGGCGTAGGCCTCGAAGTAGGGATTGGTGCTGGAGCGGTTCCACTCCGCGCGGACGGCCGCCTTCAGGTCGCCGGGCTGGTGGCGGAGGATGCGGCGCCGCTGGTTCTCGTCGAGGGCACCCCAGATGCCCCAGTCGCACCGGTTGCGCAAGGCCGTCAGCGCGCAGGTCATGCGGACGGGGCAGGGGTTGCAGAGGGCCTTCACCCTGCCGATGTGTTGCGGGTCGGATGCTCCAGCTCCCTTCGGGAAGAAGACCTCGGGCGCGTTGATGCCACGGCAGAGGGCGTCGGCGGTCCAGTCGCGGGCGGGCTGTGCGGTGTTGGGGGCGCGGTGCGGGTTGCTGGACTTGACGATCACTGGAGACCTCCGATCAGGGCGTTGAAGATCGCGTTGTCGCGGATGCGTTCGGTCTGGTCGCTGACGTGAGCGGGGGCGACGCAGCGCGGCATCTCGCACGAGGTGCGGGCCCGGCCGACGGGGTCTCGCCCGGTGCGGATCCGGAATGCGACGGCATGGGCGCTGTAGTTGCCGCCGCGCCAGCGCAGTTTGTTCGCGCCGTCGCGGGTGACGGTGCCGGTCCACCGCAGGTGGCCGCCGGCTACCGGCTCGGTGCGGGCGGAGAACAAGTCCTCAAGGGAGGCCGCACCCTTCGGGCCGAGCGCCAGGTTCGGGAGGCCGAGGGCGACCCGGGCGGCCTGCACCTTGGCGGGGCTGGTGTGCAGCCGGCGGGCGATGACGTGGTTGGCGAGCCCCTGCCGGAGCAGGGTCTCCATCTCCGCATGGATCTTCACTGGGCCACCACCGGGATCTGCTCGGGCCACTTCACGCCGGCCAGAGCCTTGGCGCACTTCTCCGGGACCGGCGCCAGCGGGTAGCCGAGCCAGTCCATTCCGGCGGCCATGGCCACGTAGGCGTCCGCCTCGTCGTAGCGGGCGGCGCCCTCGGTATGCACGCCGTACCGGTCGGCGACCGCGGAGCGGACTTCCCCCTTGGCGGCCTTGCCGTAGCCGGTGGCGTACAGCTTCAGAGACGACGGGGGGATCACCGCGTAGGGGATCTGGCGGCGGTGGCAGAACACGCGAATCAGGCAGCGCAGTCCGGCCATGTCCTCGTGCCCGGCGAGGGCGGCGTGTCCGAAGGAGGGGCCCTCCATGACGACGAGGTCAGCGGCCTTGATGTGGTCGCCGATCTGTCCGGCGAGGTAGTGCAGCCGGTAGTCCCCGCGGGTCTTGGTGCGGACATGGGTGCTCCAGCCGTCTCCGGCGATGCCGCTGGAGGTGAGGGAGAGGTCCAGGCCTACGACGAGGGGGCGGGGGGTGCCCGCTACCGGGAGGGTGAGCGGCATCCCGGTCGCGGGGGTCACGGTGAGGCTCACGCGGCCACCGCCTGACGGGCGGCCGCGGCCAGGTCGTAGGCCTCGCGGGCCGCGCCCTCGTTGGCGGCCTGGAGCAGGTCGACCTGCTCGGCCAGCAGCCGTCGGGCGCCCTCGGACTGGCGGAGCAGCCGGAGGAGGACGGCCTCGCCCTTGGTGGCCGGCCGGGCGATCAGCTCGCGGTTGCGGTCGGCGAGGCCGCGGACGACGTCGCGGGCGGCGTCCCGCTCTTCGGTGACCTCGCGCAGTTCCACGTGGAGCTGCGTGAGGTTCTTGAGGAGCTGGGCGTAGTCGGCCTGGAGAGCTTGGTGTCGGCGTCCGGATACGGGCATCACAGGTCTCCGTCCTGCTGGTGGGGGATGAGGGGCCAGGAGCCGTCGATCACGGCGGCCGGGTCGTGCTTTGCGCCGGACTTCGCCGGGTCGCGGAGGTACCGCTGGTAGGACTCGGCGTCTCGGCGGGCCCAGCCCGCCTGGGCGGCGTGCAGCTCGTCGAGGCTCACGGCGAGAGAGTCGAAGCGGTGCGTCCGCAGGGCCTGCACCCAGCCGGGCCGCTGCTTGTGCGGCAGGCCGGCGATGTTGCCCATGTGCCAGGCCGCGCGGGCCGACATCAACGCGTCGTAGTCGGCACCGTGCGCGGCCTTGTCGTCCCAGCCCAGCTGGTACGTCTGCGCGGTGGTCTTCAGCTGGTACGGGCCCTGCGTCTCCGACACCCGGCGCCGGAACGGGGCGCTCTGCTTGTCGAGGACCATCGTGTCGATTACCCGCAGGCGGGCGGCGGCGTCCGGGATCGTCTCGGTGAGCGGCGCGCCGAGGTGCCGGGCGGACTCGTGGCTGAGGAGGTTGAGGTCGTAGCTGCCGAGGTTGTGGCCGACGAGCGGGATCCCCGCAGCGACGACCTCGGACAGTGCCTTGACGATCTCGGTGATGCCCTGCTCGGCGGGCTGGCCGTTCTCGGCGGCGTACTCGTCGGTGATGCCGTGCACGGCGATCGCACCGGGCTCCTGGGGGATGCCGGGGTTGAGTAGCCAGTTCCGGTAGTCGGTGGGCTGGCCGTCACCGAGGAGGATGAGGGCGCAGGTGACGATGCGGGCAGTGGCGGGGTTCTTGTCGCTGGACTCGAAATCGAGGGCGGCCATGCGGCCGGTGTGCCAGTTCACGCGCGGGGCCCCGATCCGGGCTGCGCGGCTGCCGGCCATGAGCTGGGCTGTTCTTCGTCGTCGACGAACTCGGCGTCGATCAGACCCTCGTCGCTGTCGGTGAGCCCCGCCGGCTGGGGGGTGGGTGCGGATGGCGCGGGACGGAGTTCGGCGGCTACCTCGGCGTGCGCGCGGAGCTGCTCACGCATGTACTCGGCGGACGTCGGCACCCACTTCGTCAGCCGGTGCGCGGCCGTCTTCATCCACATGGCCTCCTCGTGCTTCTGCCACGGGGAATAGGGCGTGTCCGACCCCTGGCTCAAGGCCTTGGCCTGCATCACCTGGGCCCGGTTGAGGACGACAACCTTGGACGTCGCGCCGTCCTTCATCACGGCGTAGGCGTAGACGAGGCGGAGCGCGCCGCGGTCCTCGGCATCCCAGTCGATCTCGTGGTCGGGGCGTTCGTCACGGCCGGGCGCATACCGGAACCGGTCGGACTTGCGGACCACCTCGACGATGACCGACGAGACGGCACCGGCCCGGTAGATCAGCTCGATCTCGCCCTGGTAGCCGCGGATCCCCTGCACCTCCAGGCGGCCCCTGGTCTTGCGGGGGACGAGGTAGAACTGTTCGGTGCCCGGTGTCAGGCCGAGCTGCGCGGCGTCCATCAGGGCACCCATGAGGGCGGCCGGGTTGTTGCGGGCGGCCTCAGTCAGCTTCGGGTCGCGGCGCAGGACGCCGACGGCGAGCCGGACGAACGTGTCGGGCTTGACATGCGACGGCATGACGGTGGCGAGGTCGGCGCGGTACGCCTCGATCATCGCGCCGGGCCCGGTGTCCCGCGTGGCGAGGGCGTTGGAGATCGTGTTCTCGGTCATCGGGGCTCTCCCAGATGGATGCGGGCGATGTCGTGGGCGTGCTCGATCAGTGCTTCCTGGGGGCCGGTCTTGGTCATGGCTCCGGCTCGGGCGACGATGCGGCCGCACGTCTCCAGGAAGTAGGCGACGGTGGCCACCAGCTCGGGCGCGATCTGTACCTGAAGGCCGGCCTCCTTACAGCCGTCGGCCCGTCGATTCAGGTCTGCGGCAGCGATCAGCAGCTGCTCGGAAGGCGTCATCGCGCGGTCCTTCGGGTGCGGGCGGGCAGGAGCTGGTAGGTGCGGCCCTCGCGGACCGTGCGTGTGGCGACGCGCTCGCGCTCGCAGACGGCGCGCTGGCCGGTGCCGATCGCGTCGAGGAGCAGCCCCTTGCAGGCGGTGAGTTCGTCGTCGGCGGCCCACCCCGCGTCCTGCGCCGCGTACCAGCGGTCGCGCAGCGCGGTGGGGATCTCGACGTCGACCTCGTCCAGGCCCTCGGGGAGGTCCCGGATCGTCTGGTACGTCGCGGAGTGCCCGTCGATATCCGGCCGCTCGCCGGCGGCCAGCGTCCGCATGAACTCGGCGCCGGCCTCCCGCATCAGGGCGGCCTCGGTTGCGTCGTACTCGACGACGTACTCGCGGTAGTCCGAGCCGCCGATCAGCACGGCGACGTGGCAGCGGCGGGCGCGGGTGACGTCGAGGTACCACAGGCACTGGGTGCGGTAGTGGACGGGGATCTCGCCGGTGCCCTCGTCGCCCCAGCCCTCGGCGTCCCGGGACGTCTTCGCCTCCAGGTACTCGACCGCGTGCCCCTCGCAGAGGAGCTGCCGGTCAGGGTTGGCGATCTGGAAGGCCCGGCCGTACGTCGGGGCCCGCTTGACGTACCACTCGGGGTGCCGCTTCGCGAACTCGTCGCAGATGACCGGTTCCAGGGCGGTGCCCCAGTACATGACGTTGGTCTCCTCGACCGGCGCCACCATCCCCTGCTTGCGGTGCCACAGGGAGAACCGGGACTCGTACGGGGACAGGCCCATCACGGCCGCGATTTCCGAGCCGCCGATCCCGGCCGCGCGGGCGGCGTGCCACTCCGGGGAGCCGGCAGGGAACCAGCCGAGGACGCGGGCCCCGGCGGCCGGGGCGGACGCCGCCCCGGCCATCGTGGTGTTGGTCATCGGCCACCGCCGATCGACCGCAGCCACCAGCGGCGGTCGTTGTCCGGGCCAGTGGAGTAGATCAGCCCCCGGTCGACCGCGCGCCGCAGGTCGTGGCGGACCGTGTTCCGGCCCGGCGCGAGTCCCTGCACGCGGTAGTGGGTGACGATCGCCCCGGTGCGGAGCGGGCCCGGCTGCTGCTCGAACAGGCGGCGGAGGACCGTGAGGCGGTCGCGGGCGGTCACGCGGCCCGCTCCGGCTGGCCGGGCACCTTGGACAGCAGCACCGGCCGGGCGGCGGCCGGGTTGAACCGGGCGAGCACGGTGATGGCCGCGTCCAGCTCGGCCCGCAGCCGCAGCAGCCGCCCGAGGTCGACGGTCACCTCCGCGTCGTCCATGCCGGCCGCGCCCTCGACCGCGTCGAGGAGGTGGTCCAGCTCCCCGTCACCGCGTGCGGAGGACATGGCCTCGGCGAGCGCGTCGAGCTGGAGCACGAGGTCGTCACGCCCCTCCTCGGTGCCCCAGGCGACGGCGAGGGAGGTGAGGGTGTCGCGGCGGATCTGGTCGGCGCGGAGGAGCCCGGCGAACCAGCCCGTGTCGAGGCGGATGGACAGGCCGGGCTCGCGGCTGGGGTTGGTGCTCACTGGTCCTCCAGGAGGCGGGCGGCGCGGACGGTGCGGAGGTCGCGGCGGATCTGCATGCGACGCTTGATCTGGTAGGTGGTCGGCGCTTCCCAGCGGTGCCAGCCCGGGATGGGCGTCCACCGCTGGGCGTGCTCGCGCTCGGGGATGCCGCAGTGACGGCAGGCGGACGGGGTGATCTCGCGGTCAGCCACGGGGCACCTCGCTACCGAAGCGAGCCGGGCAGGCGCTCGTGTGCCGATCGGTGGCGGCCGGGCACTCACAGCGCGGGAGGTCGTGGCTCACGCGGTAGGTGTGGTGGAGGGGCGAGTCGTGCGGGTCCTCGACGGGCGCCCGGCGGACGGAGCGGGCGCCCCACTCGGCGTGCCGCAGGACTGCGGTGTCGCCGAGGAGGTTCTGGTCGCAGTCGACGAGCACAGTGCGCGCGGTGACCTTCGCGACGGTGCCGTTGCGCCAGACCGCGCCGATGCCGCCGTAGCCGTTGTCTGCCGTGACGAACCTGACCCGATCGCCGACGGCGAGGGCGGACGGAGCCACGAACTCCAGGACAGGCGCCGGGCGGGTGCGTTCGGCCTCCAGCTCGGCGATCCGGTCCCGGTCGGCCCGCATGCGCTCGGCCGCGTCCGACAGGCACTCGTTCGTTCCGTGCCGCTCCGCCTGCAACTCGGACACCCGGGCCCGCAGCCGGGCCAGCTCTTGGGCGTCGCCCTCCGGGACGAGCATCCCCAGCCCCATCAGCGTGTCCACGGCCGCCGAGGCCAGCTCCTCCGGGCTCGTCGACCACGCCCGCCACAGCAGCGAGCGGGTGTGCGCGAGCAGCTCCTCACGGGCGCTCACGCCGCACGCTCCGGCGCCGTCGCCACCGACTCCAGCAGCGCGACCGCGTCGTCCGTCGTCCGGCCCGGCACGTCGTTCCACGCGTCGACGTGCAGCTCCAGCGAGAACATGTCGCCCCAGAGCGGCCCCTCGTCGATCGACAGCGCCAGCACGCCGATCGCCATGTCCGCGAGCTGAGTGGTCCGGTGGGGGTTCCCCGAGATCACGCAGCGGATGGCGGCCACGATGCTCATCGGGCGGAGGCAGTGCGGGATGCACATCTCCCGGTCCAGGGCGTCCGGAACGAAATCGCCCTGCCAGAGGCCCCGCTCCTGGAGCAGTCGGGCGGCGGTGAGGAGGACACCCTCGACCGAGGTCGGCGCGGTGGGCCGGGTCGGGAGGGCGACCAGGACCGTACGGCGCGAGCCGTGCGGCAGGTCGGTGGGGCTAGGCTTCTTCACGGTGTACCTCTCTCGTTCTGGTGGTGAGGTGTGCCGAAGGGGCTGTTCCGGATGGCCGTCCGGGCGGCCCCGCATTTCGTGGGTCAGGCGGCGCGAGTCACGCGCCGCGTGGCCGGATTGATCTCGCCCATCTCCGTGATGGCGAGAATGTGCCTTGCGGAGAAGCGCGGGAACCGGCCGATCAGGGTGAACGGCAGCCGCCGAGCCCTGATCCGCTCCTGCACCCAGTTCTCCGTCACGCCGAGGAGCTCGGCTGCCTGCGCCGGGGTGTAGAGCTGAAGGTCCGGTGCAGGCGGAACCCACGCGGTCAGCGCTTCGCGGATGGCCTCCACCAGCAGTTCCCCGCCGGATTCGGTCGTCATGGTCGTCACGAGGTCTCCCTGGTAATGGCCTCGATGGGCACGTTGAGAGCCGCTGCGATCAGGTGGAGCGTTTCGGGGCTCGCCCCTCGGTCTCCCCGCTCAACGCGAAGGATTGTGCTCGGAGACCTCTTGGCGAGGTGCGCGAGCCGCCGCAGAGGAAGCCCACGCACCTCACGAAGGGCCTTGATTGCGGCTCCATGGGGTGTCACGAGAAGCACGCTACGCCTCGTGATGCCTCGCCGCAAGGTGTTCAGTTGGTTTGGCGGGGTGTTCGCGAGGTGTTCGTCTGGGTTCCGTGACATCTCGGAGGGCAACAGTCGGGACCGGGCGGCATGGGTAATTACTGGTCAACAAGCGTCACCGCGCTGTCCCTGTTGCCTTGCCGTGAGGCATCATGACCTCATGAGCTTGGACTGGGAGCGGCTTGCCGAAGCGATCCGCGAGGCGCGCAGGTCGCGCGGCTGGACGCAGGCAGACCTCGCTGAGGTGTCCGGCGTCGGATTCTCGACCGTGCAGCGCCTGGAAGCGGGCAAGCCGTACCGGAGGCGCCCGCCAGCGCTCGACCGCGTAGAGCGGGCCCTCGGCTGGGCCGCGGGCTCCGTTGATGCTGTCCTTGAGGGAGGCGGCCCCTTGAACGCCGACGAGGCCGCCGCGGCAGTCATCGCCCGCGCGGCCGGCTCGGAGCGACTGCCGGCCTACGTTGCCCACGAGCTGGCCGCGGGTGAGGTCGTCGATACGGACGTCATCGAGCTTCCCGACCGGCCGGGCGTCAAGGTCGTCGTGGTCGTCACCCGCGATGCCGACGAGACGGGCGACACCATGGCCGAGGACATTCGTGCCTGGACCCGGATGAAGCGCCAACTGCGAGGGATCTCCGGTGAATAG